CTACGGGGCTTCGGGGCCAGCGTCTCCGGCTTGCACGGCGGCTGCCGCCTCCAGCAGGGGCCAGCCGTCGACCTCCGCCGCCCGCCGCTCTTCTGGTTGCCACCCACGGGCCAGCGCCACATCGAGCAGCGCCCGGACGGCGCCCGGCTCGTGCAGGTTCAGGTCTGCGCCCTGGGTGAAGCCCACGTCCCCGGAGCCAACGGGGGCCCCGCCCGGGACGTACCGGCCGGGCCCGTCGGCAAAGACAATGCGCAGCGGGCCGCCGGTGCCGGCCGGCTGCGGGGACAGCGTGAGGATTTGGCGGCAGTCCACGGACCGACCGTCGTCGTCTCTTCGGTGACTGTGGCGCATCGTCCACATGTACAGGCGACCGTCAGCGACCAGCCGGCGGGGCTTCTTTGAATGGCGAGGCACGCAGCCGAGGGTACGCAGCCTGATCCGCGAGACAGCTGCCCGGTGTCGTCAGGTCGCATGACCACACCTAGAATCGCACATGTGAACGATTTGCCACCGGATCTGAGCCGCCTCCGTACCCTGGAGACCTGGCTGCAGCTCACTCTCGACCGTGTCCGGCAGCAGATCGTCGTCGCCGAGCAGCGAGCAGCTCAGCAGCAGCGCGCCATCCCTCCCCCGCCGCCGGACTGGGTGCTGCAGCTCAGCATCGGCGGCGAGGGGCGACCGATCGCGGTGCATGCTGGCGGCTGCCCGAGCGCTGGCAGACGAGCTCGTCCCGTCTCGCGGGACCAGGCGATGCGCGCCCTCACCGAGGGCCTGGAGCCGTGCGCTCTGTGTCGGCCGGATACGGAGCTCGGCATCCTCTGACCTGCGGGCCGCGGTCGGGCGGCGCACGCTTGGAGGATGGGAGGCCGCGCGCCGATCGTCGTACACCAGCTGTCCGCCACCGGCGGCCGCCGGGTCGTCGCCCGCGGGCAGATCCTCGGTCTGGCCTACTCGGATGCCGATCTCGTCGAGTTCCTGCGTCGCGCTGGGGTCGAGGAGCCTGAGCGGATCCTCGACGACGACGCGTGGGTGGAATGGCGCGGAGGCCGACCGCACGACTACGGCGGGCCCGACCTCCACAGCATCTGACGGCTTCGGCCTACTCGCCCCCGAAGGCGCTCTCATCGTCGGCCTCGCGCTTCGCCAAGCCGTCGGCATGCCCCTGCAAGAACAGGTGCGCAAACGAGGCGTTGCCGGAGAAGGGGCCTTCAACTCGGGCAGCAGCGACGACCATCCCCACTACGGAGTCCAGGGAGTACAGCGTCACCTTCTCCGTCTCCCGCGAGGGCAGCTCAGCCGGTTGATGAAGGATCTTCTGAGCTTGAAGCCAGGCTGAGATATCAGCCGATCGTGGCTTGCTGAGCTTGTCCCAGCTGGGGTCGAAGCGGTTACGGAGCCACGCCATCGTCTCCCGGGCGATGCCGTTTTGCGCCTTGAGGTGCGCAAGGATCTCCGGACGTCGCGTCGTCGTCATGGTTCCCCTCCTGTGATGTGGACGGCGAGTCTGCCAGCCCTTGTACCTGGGGGGCCGACAATCACATCAGCTCCACCGAAACGGGCGAGAGCGAGTAGCGCATAACGTTCCCCTATGCGTCGCGCCCGCTGGGCTTGAGCCGCGCGGCGAGCTTGGAGGCAAGGCTGTAGGCCAGTGGCCGTCGAGCTGGCATCCGGCCCGGCCAACCCATAAGACGCGCCAACAGAGTCAGCTCACCAACCTCATGGCTCGCCTCATTCACGTTCTGGCAACATCCCTGCGCGCTCCGTATGCAACTGCCATCCTTGGCCGCACGCAACTACCGCACTGCCAAGGGGGGGCCTCATGCGCCGTATCGTCCTGCTCGTCCCCGCTGTCCTGCTCGCCACCGCCTGCAGCAGCGGGACGTCCAAGCCATCCGTACACGCCCACGATCCGGTGGGGACCCCGGCCGCATCCACTCGGGACGCCGCTGGCGTGTTCAAGGCACTCGCCGGCGCGGTGCCTACCGCGAAGATGGCGTGGACGGCGACCGCGGCGAACGATCCGAACCACTTGCTCGGGCGGCCGAATCAGTACACGTCGAAGATTGCGTTCGCGGACTCGCAGATCCCGGCCAAGGACACCGAACCCGGCGGTGCCAAGATGTACAAGACGGGTGACGTGCAGCTCGGCGGAAGCGTGGAAGTCTTCTCCAGCCCAGGCGACGCTGCGGCCCGCACCAAGTACGTGGCCGCGGTGACCAAGACCGTGCAGTGGTTCGCCGAGTACGACTACCAACACGGCGACATCGTCCTTCGGCTCTCCCATCTCCTCACCCCGGACCAGGCCGCCAAGTACAAGGCTGCACTCGACAAGCTCGGCTGACATCGAGCCGGTAATCGTGCCGCCGCCCCGCGCGCCTCGCGGCGATCCTGCCGCTGCGGCCCTGACTCCTGATAATCTTTATTCTCTGGAGTCAGAATAGGGCGGTATCAAGGGGGAGTTCATGACCGAGATCGAGCACTACACACCAGCCGCCCCACCCGCCGTCCGGCAACTGTCCCCCGAAGCGCAGGCGGCCCTCGCCGCCGGCCGCGCCGACTCCACCCGCCGCGCCTACGCGGAGGATCGCTCGGCGTACCTCGCATGGTGCGCCGAGCGTGGCGAGCAGCCGTTGCCCGCGTCACAGGATCTGCTCGTCGAGTACGTCACGCACCTGACACTCACGCCGCGCCCCCGCACGGGCCGCCCGTCGGCGCCGAGTTCCCTAGAGCGGATGCTGTCCGCAATCACGACGATGCACGCAGAGCTGGACCTGCCGAAGCCGGTGACGAAGGGCGCCCGAACGGTCATCGCGGGCTACAAGCACAAGCTGGCCCTCGACAAGAAGCCCGGCGGCAAGCAGCGCCAGGTCAAGCCCGCACTGCCGCCCGCGCTGCGGAAGATGCTCGACGCCCTCGACCGGGACACGCTCATCGGAAAGCGTGACGCAGCCATGCTGCTACTCGGCTACTCGGCGGCCACCCGCTCCTCGGAGCTGGTCGGCCTCGACATCGGCGAGCCGGTCGAGTGCGACGAGGGATACCTCGTGTCGATCTACCGAGTGAAGATGAAGAAGTTCACCGAGTCGGCCATCCCCTATGGGAAGAACCCAGCGACCTGCCCCGTTCGGGCCCTGCGCTCACTGATCGCCGCCATGCGGGAGGCGGGCCGTACCGAGGGGCCGCTGTTCGTGCGGATCGATCGACACGGCCGCATCGCGCCGCCGATGGTGCGGCATGGCAAACCGATCGGTGACCCGTCCGGCCGGCTCACCGCTGACGCGGCATCGGACGTGATCGAGCGACTGGCGGAGGCGGCCGGTTTCATGGGTCGTTGGCGCGGTCACTCCCTACGCCGGGGCTTCGCCACCGCAGCCCAGCGCGGAGGCGCACCGATGGTCCGGGTTGCGAGGCAGGGCGGATGGGCGGACAACTCGACCTCCCTGGCACGGTACTTCGACGAGGGAGACCCCTGGGAGGACAACCCCGTCACCGGCCTGTAGGCAGCGCGAGTTCCTCGATCAGGGGATTCCAGACCGTGGCGACCTCGATCAAGTCGGGGCCTTCGCTGCCTCCGGAGTGGACGGTGACACGCTTTGTCTCCGTCCACGACTCCGCCCCCAACCACTGGGCACGGCTCATCCAGGACGACACTCCAAGGAGCCAACCCGCGGCCGTGCTTGTGCAGTGAGCGGCGTGACCGGCCGGACAATCGCTACGCGGGCCGCGATCCCTCTAAACTGCGGCCCGGCAGCCAGCGCCGCTACGCGTTGTGCGCCTTCCAGACCGCGTCACGCTCGTTCTCCCACATTCGCCCGCCCTGACGCCCACGGGAGAACGGGGGTTGGGCGGCAAGCTCATAGAACCCTTCGGCCGGTACACCGAACCCCTGGGTGACGACGAGAGCCGAGAGCATCGGCAACCGTCCGTCGGGGTTGTCGAGCCTAGAAACGTCGGCTAGTAGGTAGCGCATGACGTCGCCGTGAGGCGACACGTCGTAGCCGTCCTGTCTGAGGGCAGCGCTGAGTTCCCCATACTTGATCGTCCGGCGCTCGCGCGCTCGTTCGCGAACGATCCGGGCAGCCGCATCGACCGCGTCCAGGTACACAGGGTCAGATCTCTTCACGGTCCCTCCCTACCCGCCCCGGACTCTGGCAGCCATGACGCCCGGATTGCTCCTCCTCAATTTTTGCGTTCAGGGGTGCTGGCCTGGGCCTGCTGCTGCCAGCAGGGACGCGTGATGGTGTTCGCCCCGACGTGTCGTTCCAGCAGCCAGCCGCAGTCCCGTGCGAGCAGTTGCACGTGCACGAGTGCCGCGAACGGCTCGTGGGACAGAGGCTGTTCAGCCTCCCGAATGATGCCGTCCAAGCGGGCAGCCCGCTGGTACCAGGCGGTGTCCCCCCGCCACAACGAGTCTGCGTCGCTGCGGGCCGGCGGGAGCAGCAGGGCGACGTGGCCGCGCAGCATCTCGTGGAGTGCGGTCATCGCCTCGAGGTCGAGGGGGCCCGAGCCGAGCGCCTGCACCTCGCGGATCGTGTCGCTGATCGTGTCCGTGTCGATCGGGAGGTCAGGCGTCGGTTTCGTCGTGACGCCTCGGTCGGTGCGAGAGTTCACCGCGGCCTGCGGGCGCTGTGCCGTGGGCAGGCGACGATGAACCAGACGCGCCGGCCGCCTTCGACTGGAGTGGTGACAGATCCTGCTGGTGTGAGGGTTCCGTTCGCCGCTCCGCACCAGTAGCACGCCTCGCCATGCAGGCGGACGATGCTGACGTCTGGGTCCGCGGGTGGAGCTGTCGCTGTGGTCACGCTGTCTCCCTGCGTGGGTGGCTGGCTCAGGGAGATGTTCGGCAGTCGGGGATGCCTCAAGTACCCCTGTGAGGGGTAGCAGTCAGCTGCTCGCGTGGCACCACTCGGCGAAGTTCGACAAGCTCTCGGCGTCCGCGCGCTTCAGCCGGCGCAGGGTAGCTGCGTCTTCCCGCACCCATCGGTGCTCCCGGGCGTGCTGCGGCGCGATTCTCCTCGCGACCTTCAGTGACTCGAATGCCGCATCGGGGCGACCGGACCAGAGCTGTGCGCGACCGAGTTCGATGTAGAAGCCGGAGCGTCGCTCAGCCGGTAGTTCACGGGGCGGCTTCCACTCGCGAGCCAGCTGTAGCGCCCTGCCCAAATAGTCGTCGCCGAGGCTCACGGCCACAGAGACCTCGTGTACGCGGACGCTGTCCGGCCCGAACGCGGTCCCCTGGTAGATGCCCTCCTGTAGTCGGTCGCCGAGGGCCCGCGCATCGTCGAGGTGGTCGACTGCCGCATTCCCGTTGCCGGCCCGGCCGGCGACCACCGCGGCCCGCATGTGCAGTGCGCCGCGAACCGCCAGGGCTCCGGGCTGAGCGCTGCGGGATGCGTTGTCCAGGGCCTGTTCGAGGGCGCGCAGACCAACAGCATGCGTCCGAGCAGAGAAGAACACCTCGGTTCGGACGTAGGCCACGGTCGCGTCGAGGAGCGGGTCGTGGGCTTGGGGCGCAGCCCATCGCATGAGGTCGATCAGGCGCGCCGAAAGATCCTTTGCCCCGCGCTTGAAGGCAACAGCGTCCGCGGCCCGGCAGGCGTCCACCAACAACCGTGCCACCGCGGGCCGGTGGGCAGGCGTCGCGGTGTGCAGGGCGCGGCACAGCTCCGTGAGGAGAGCTGGCGCTGTGCGGGCAATCCGTGAGTATTGGGCGTTCAGTCGGTGCGCTATGGCCGTTGCGACAGCGTCGCCGAGGGCCGGCAAATCCCGGCACGGCCCATCGGCCGGCGCCTCGTACTGGGCGAGGACGGCGGAGAGCCCCGGCATGGCCTGGTGTACGCGTTCGTCAGGGCGTTCCGTGCCGGGGAGCATGCGGGTTGGGTCGATATCAAGTGCGTCCGCGAGGGCGGTCAGGACAGCGTCGGATGCGCCGCGTTCACCGCGTTCGATCTTCCTGATGGTGCCGAGTGCGACTCCCGCGGCACGCGCGAGGTCGTCTTGTGTAAGGCCGTGGATGCGTCGTTCGTAGGCGATGCGTGGGCCTACCCCGCGGTACACGATGCTGGATGCCATACTTTCTCCGTTCGGTGCAGCCACTCCGAACCGTACCCGCGCCGTCACGCGCAGGCACGAAAACGGCCCCGCCCGCATGACGCGGACGGGGCCGTGCAGTTGACTCACTGCGGCCGGAGCACCTCAACCAACTCCGCCAAGTCCTGGATCCGCCAGTCCGCGGCCCGTGCTTCCTCGCTGCCTGCCCAGAGATACCCGAGCGGGCCACGGCGCAGGTGCGCAGTTCGCAGACCGGCGGCGCGCGCTGGCGTCACATCGTTCTGCGGATGATCGCCGACGTACAGCACCTCGTGCGCCGGGACGCCGGCCAGCTCCACGGTTCGTGCAAAGAACTCGTGCGAGGGTTTGGCTACACCCCATTCCCCGGACACGGCCACAGCATCTACCGGCAGGTCGAGCCGGCGCAGCAACTCCGCCGCCCGACACGTCTGGTTACCGGCCACGACCACACGCACCCCCATGTCCCGCAGTGCGGCGAGGGACGGCCGGACGTCCGGGTACAGGTCCGACTCGTCCAGGGCTTCACCGCGCCCGGCGCGCTCCATGGCCGCCCGCTCGACCTCAATGTCGATGCCCGGCCGTACCAGCCGCAGCGCGTCGGCATTGTCCCGGCCCTGCGCCACCACCGCGCCGACCAGAGCAGACAGGGTGTGCCGATTGACGCCGAGCCAGTCGGCCCATGCCGCCCACCCGCGGTCATCCTTGATCAGAGTCTCGCCGACGTCGAATGCCACTGCACGGATCATGTGAGCAGCCTACGGGCGGGCAACTCGCACGCATTTGTCAGAGGCTGGTCGTAGGCTTCACGTATGGCAATCCCCTGCGTACCCGACGCCACCGACGTGGCCAACGAGCGGATACGCGAGTTCATGGCCGCCCGCGCAGGCCGACCCCTTTGGCCTGAGGAGGAGGCCGAGGAGTACGAGCAGCTGCTCGCCGCGTGGGCGGAAGCGGCCCGCCGCTGAGACCACGAAGCGCCCCGCCTCCGAAGAGGCGGGGCGCGGTTCTATTGCCGTCGACGGTCGAGGACGGTGGGCGGTGTGGTGGTAGGGCTCGGGGAGGGCGAAGGTGCCCCGTCACGGCGGCAGACGAGCGCGTCAGGGTCGTCGGCTGGCGGCTGGAGGCTGTACCCGTCTGGGCAGGTTTGGCCGTCCGCGCCATCGCGGCCGTTCTGGCCATCCTTCCCCGCGGGGCCTGGCTCGCCCTGCGGCCCTTGTGGTCCCTGCGGGCCGGGTGTTCCCGCGGCACCGGGGGATCCGTCCTTGCCCGGCTGCCCTGCGGATCCGTCGTTTCCGGACGCGCCGCCGGCTCCGGTCTTGCCGGTATTGCCATTGGCTCCGGTCTTGCCGGGTGGCCCGCTCGGGCCGGTCGGGCCTGGCTCGCCCTGCGGGCCGCGGGGCCCCTGAGGACCGCGTACCGCCGGGCCCGGCGCGCCGCGGCTGCCAGGCGGCCCCGCTACCGGCTTGTGGCCGAGCTGCTGCACTTGCCGGGCCAGGGCATCACGCGCCTCGTTGGCGGTGGCCAGGTCCCGGGAGAGGCCGATGGTTTGCACTGCCAGCCAGACCAGAAAAACCAGCACCAGCAGTGCAGTTGCCGCGCCGAGAGCCTCAGCGCTCGGCAGGCGGCGGATCCGGCGGGCTCCATGCTGGGCGCTCATTTCGCCACCACCGCCCACACCGCTATCGCTGACGTCAACAGCGTCATCAAGATGGGTACGATCATCTGGTAGAGGCGCGCCTGCCGGTCCCGTTCGCGCCGGTCCCGTTCCGCGAGCTGGTACTGCTCAAACTCTCGCTCCAGGGCCTCGCGGGCGTCGATCGCCTTCTGTAGATTCTGACTGAGGGCCGTTAGTCGCTGGTCGGTGTACGCCTGCTGGAGTGTGTACACCTCGGTCGATACGACTTTGTCCAGGCGCGCGTTGATGCCCTGCGCCATTGCCTGGATTTCTTGCCGCAGGGAGGCGACCGCGCGCCCGAGCTCGCCGGGAGTCAGCTCGTCGGGCACGAGTCGCTCCGGTCAGGTCAGGCGCCCTGCGGTTCCTGCGGAACCGCGCGGCTGCTAGACGATGTTCCGACCTCAATGCCGGGTGCGATCCCGGAGGGCCGCCACAGCGTGTGGTAGGCGACGCCGATTGCGACCGCGGCCGTCAGCATGCAAGTTGTGATGGTCTGCCCGTGGAACTGGTCGTTGAGGTACGCGGTTCCGAGGCCGACAAGTACCGCCCACACGAGCATGATGAGGGCCTTCAGCGGGCCGGCAAACCGCGGCTGCTGGACGATGGCGATGACGGGCGGGGACAGGTAGCCGAGGGCCGCCGCCCAGAGCTGAGCATCGGTGAGCTGCATGATCGATTCTCCTAGACGGGTTGAGCCAGTTGGCGGCAGCCGATGACGGTGCCGGAGCTGTTGCGCACCTCGCGGTAGGGCACCAGCAGGTCGTTGCGCCCGCTAGGGGCTAGCGAGAGTGCTACGACGAGGGACACCACGTACCGAGCCCCGTCGCGGCGGGGCGGGAGATTGTGTGCATGTCCGTACTCCACAAGCTCGGTTCCGTCCCACTGCGTGCCCAGTTCGATGGTCGCCAGCCGAGCCGGCGCGCCCTCCGGCTCGATGACGGTCCGCAGGTGCAGGTCGAGGTCGTCTATGCCGTCCTCGCGCTCCGCGTCGTACAGACGGATCGGGTGCGGAGTCAGGTTGAGGATCACTCGGCTAGCCTGGTCGCGATCTTCTCGGCGACCTTCTCGGCGATGAGGTCGACGAGGTTGGTGCTGGCGGCGACCTGGTTGGCGAGCGCGGCGACCTGGGCGTCCGTCATCTGCACGGCCCCGGTGGCGGTCTCCAGGTTCTTCACGCGGGCGAGGGTTTCCCGGCCGACCATGACCTGCGTGTACTGCGTGTACTTCGCGGTCCAGGTGCTGTTGGCAACCGTCTTGCCGTCGGGCCCGTAGTAGTCGCTGTTGTTGTACGGCGGTACGGCGGCAGGGATGACGTCGTCACCCCAAATCCGGTCGAGGTCGCTGTTCTCCAGCACGCCACCGCCTGCAGCGAGCTTGGCGAACACAGCGTCGGCAACCTTGCTGATGTCGTCCGAGGTCAGAGCCACGGGGTCCTCCTGAGTGTTGCTGGCCCACGCGGCGAGCGCGGCGCGGTCGGGGAAGTTGGCGACGTCATGGTCGATGTTGTTCGCCGTGCTGTACTGGTGGAAGGTCCAGCCGTAGTCGATGCCGGGCTGGCCAGCGGGCTCGCCGCCGGTGGCGATCCACAGGAAGTCGCCGCAGGTCGAGGTCTGGTCGACGTTGCGCCAGTAGTCGGTGTTGCAGTACATGCCGACGCGGTGGTCGGGTATGACGCTCTTGACGTACTTCAGCCAGGCGTCCCGGTAGGCGATCTGCTGGGCTTTGGGGACGGCCTTGTTGGCGGTGTCGTAGCCCTCCCAGTCGAGGACGATGAGATCGCCGGGCTTCCACGCCACCTGCTTGAGGAAATACGTCGCCTCGGCCTTCGGGTCGTTGGCCATGTGCGGATAGTGGTAGGCACCCCACACCAGACCGGCAGCCTTCGCTCGGTCGCGCTGTGCCACCCACCGCGGGTTGATATAAGAGAGCCCCTCAGTGATCTTCGTGAAGACGAAGTCAAGGCCGCTCGTGCTGTACGTCTCCGACTGGTATGCGGAGACGTCGATGCCGTGGATCATGCCTCACACTCCATTCACGGCGAGGAGAGCCCGCACTTGGCTGGCGAGATCTGCGGCGGTCAGTGCGGGCTTCGGGGAGGGGGCGACCGACCAGACGGGGACGGTGACGTCGCCGTCCTGTGAGAGCAGCCAGGCCAGATTCGTCTGGCTGTACCAGGCGCTGCCGTGAGCCCCCCACGACTCGCCCCAGGAGTTATCGAGGCGGTACGCCTTGCGGTCGGCGTCGTAGGCGCTGATGACGTACTCGTGGCCGCCCGCGACCTGGCTCTTACGGTCGACGACGACGTAGCCATCAGGGTCGATGTTGAACATGCTCTCCAGCCAGAGCGTGCCGACCATGACCGGGCCCGCCTGGAGGGCGCTGTTGAGGGCATCCAGCGAGAAGGCGTGCGTGTACTTCGCGGCCAGGCCGAGCTTCACCAGGGCTTTGGCGGCGCCGAGGCCACTGCTGCCGGTGTCGTCGGGTGGGTAGGCGCCGCGGATGCTGTCGAGTTGCGTGGCCAGGCTGTACACCTGAACGGCCAGCTGCTCGTCGACGGGTACCGCGTTCCCGGAGATGGTGACCGAGGTCAGGCCCGGTCGGGCGGACGAGTCGGTTCCAAGCAGGCCAGCTGCCGCATTGCCGGTGCAGGAGCCGACCGAGCCCTGGTCGAAGATCGGTGCGCGGCGCTGCCAATCAACCGTCTTGATGGCCGACTGTGGCAGGACGCCGTGCGCGTACCGCAGCGAGCGTGGGTCATGCTGGACGTGCCGGCCGAGACGCGGATCGGGTTGCGCAAGGTGGTGCGTGTACAAGGGCCCTCCCGGGCATGAAAAAAGCCCCGGAGGGGCTGATCGTTGGGCGCCGTGGCGTCAGGAGACTTCGGGCTGCGGGTCTAGGAGGGTCGCGGTGAGGATCTCCATCTGCTGACCGCAGACACCGCAGACGACGGCGTAGCGGATACCGTCGTTGGAATAGAACTGCGGGATGTCGAAGACCTGGTTGTAGTTGCGGCAGTCCGGGTTGTTGTCTCGGGCGGTGACCTCGTAGTACAGCGCGGGTTCGAGCGTGACGTCGCTGCTCATATGCCGATGACCATCCAGTTCACGGTAGTTGCGGTCAGGTTTTGCCGGTTCAGCCACACGTTCAGCCCGGTCGAGCTGATGTTGTTGGTGCTGACGCCGGTGACGCCGTCAGGGGTGCCCGTAGAGCCCGGCCGAGACGTCACGGGCGAGGCGAAGGCAATGAATGTTGATCCGCGGACGTTGAGGCCGCTGATGACAGCCGACGTCGGTGTGTTCGCGGCTGACGGCGTGATGACCACCGAGCCCCACGCCAGGTTCCCCGAGGTCGTGACGCCGGAGACGTCAAGGTTCGCGGTCGTCGTGCCGTCTCCGGTGACGTAGACGTAGGGTGCGCCACCGCCGGACACCGTCTCCAGGATGATGAGGGCGCGCTTATCGGCTGTTCCGACGGCCCCGGACGTCACGATCATGTCCGCGTAGCTGGATCCGTCGGTGAGGTAGAGGAGCCCGCCATTCATAGCGATGATGCCGTCGTCGATGGTGCGGAAGGCCACTGTTCCGCCGCCCATGAACGACGTGATGTTGTACGGGAACTGGAAGTCGCGACTCCACCAGCCCCCGCCACCTGACGTGTCAGGGCCGGCCTGGGCAATGAGTTGGCTGCCGTCCGAGCCGCCGTAAATATTCAGGTCCTGGGTGCTGCCGTCCAGCTCAAGCCGTGATCCGCTGGCCGCGGTCCGGATGAGGCCGGCAGTTGCCGAGCCGAGGCGGCGAGCTGCCCGCAGCTCACGAACCTCGCGTTCCAGGGCGGCCAGGCGGCGCGCCAGGCTGGTGGCGTCGGGCGGCAGTTGGTCCAGTTGGCGCGGCATTCAGCCCTCCTCCACGATGATGGGGCGGACGCGGTCGGCGCCCGGGTCGAGCTCCCACGACCAGCAGCGGGCCGCTATGTCGGTGCCCTGTGGGTGCCGCGGTGAGTGTTCGACAGCGAGACGGACGGTGTCGCCCAGAGACCAGTCCCGTCCCAGTCGGGGTGCCCGTGAGGCGACGGCTTCGATGTTCCACACCTGCGCGCCTTGCTGCATGAGCGCGAGCGACTGCGTGGCGTGTGCTTCGAGCTGGTCGGGGTCGGTGACTCCCGCGGCCGGGGTGTAGCGGTATTCCCAGCGTGGCCAGCCTGCCGCCAGCAGTGCGGTGGCTTCGTGCGCCGCCGAGGTGAGCCGCGATGATCCTTCACCTTCGCCGCGGGCGGTGACGACGGTGGCCCCTTTGCCGTCCTCGTAGGACTCGGTGAGGGTGTAGTTGGAGACGCAGCCGGGGAAGTCGAAGGTGCCCTCGGGCGTGGCGACTTGAGTTCCGATCGCCGAGCGGACCCGCAGTGGGAACTGGAAGCCGGAATGATCACTGTTCCATGTGACGTCGATGGTCCATTCCGGGCCGCCTTCCAGGCCCATGAGCTCCTTGAGGCAGGACAGGATGGTCTTGTCGTCGCCGTCCTGTGTCAGGTAGTTCATGGTCACGCCGGTTCCGGGGGCGTCGAGGGTGATCGGCGGACCGGCGGTGAGTGCGGGGGTGACGAGCGCGGACACCACGGCCGCCTGGTCCGTCGCAAGGAGGGTCTGGGTGCCGGGGTAGCGGGAGTCGAGATAGCGCTCCAGGGTGGCCGCGCCGAGCTGAACGGTCTGCGTGCTGCCGCTCGCGCGGGTGAGAGCGACGCCAGCCCAGATCGGCGTGTCGGTGGCTGTGTCCACCGCGACGTAGGCGCTCTGCCCCGGGACGGTGGCCTCCTCCCAGCCGCTCGGCGCCCCGGAAAGCGCGAGTTCGAACTGGAGGGTGGTGGCGTCACCGAGCTTGCGCGTAAGGGCGCCGGTGGGCTTGAGCGCACGCAGGTCTTCGACGATGCCGCCAGTGCGCAGGTCACAGCCGTACCAGGCGAGCCGGTAAGGGAGCTCGCTCATGTCGCCGACTCGTAGATGCCGGTCATGCGTACCTGTGCGCCGCTGGCGAAGGTCTCCGGCTGGGCGGGGGTTTGCCCACCGATCCGGACGTTGGTGGAACTGAGTGGGAAGAACGGGGCGAAGGAGCTGGCGCCCGGCGAGAGGACGAGCTGCCCCATCCAGCGGTCGGTCCCCAGCAGGTGCGCGTTACCGATGTAGGACGCCCCAACGCTGGCGACCGCGAACGGCGGCAAGGTGAAGTTGTAGGAGCCGGACCCGTAAGTGGTGGTGCTGCCGGTGGTCAGGTTAACGTGGAAGATGACCGTGCGGCCGATCTTCTGATACCGACCAATCAGCGTACCGTTACCGAGGACCGGGTTGGTGGTGGACGCCGACCAGGTCGGCGTGTACGCCGTCCAGGCGCCCGGAATCTTGAAGTAGGTGTCCCAGGAGGACCCATTCCAGCGCAGCAGGTCGGTGCCGCTGTCGTAGTACTGGCCTGTGTACGGGCTGGATGGCGCCGTCGAGGACGGCCAGATCCCGCCCGGCGCCACCGCGACCGGCCGCACCGACGTGGACACCGAGGCGGTGCCGCCGTTAGAGACCGACAGCACGGTGATAGTGGCGAGCGGCATGTAGATCTGCGTGCCCGCCGGGGTCGGCGCGACCGGCGTCGACGACGGCGTCCCGGCCAGGTAGACGATGTCCGCCTTGTTCAGGCCGGACGCGTCGACCGAGTTGTCCCACACCCTCAAATAGACCAAATCGATCCTGTTGAGAGTGGCGTGCGGCGCCGTGTACGTGCCCGGTGACACGGAAGTCGGGAACGCCGCCCGGTACACGCCCTGCCCGGCGTAGGCGACGGTGGCGACGCCCGCCGAGCAGTTGATGGTCGTACCGGCCAGGGTGACGGTGAGGCCGGGGTCACCGGGCCGCACGCCCGACAGCGAGCCCAGGGCGGTGCCGTTGGGCATGGCGAACGCGGAGTCCGCGTTCCGGGCCTGCAAGCCCGTGAAGTTGAGCGTGTCGATCGCCCACGGGTTGACCGGCATGAATGCCCCCTCCTACATCCAGGCCGATCGCCATGTGGCGGTCAGCATCGCGGTCGCGTTGTAGGTGCCGGACTGGAACTGGTAGTTGACGGATGACCCGGCCGGGATGGTGGGCCAGCCGCCCGAGACGGTCATGAAGCGGCGCCTGGATACGGTGCCGTTGAGCATCACGCTGTGGGCGTCGGTGTCGATGGTGAGGACGTCCCCGGATTGCAGGTCGAGGGAGTAGATGAGCTGTTTGACGGTGCCGTCCGGGTAGAGGGCGGCGACGCTGGGCGCGGTGACCGGGCCTGCGACGGTCAGTACCGGTCTGGTTTCGAAGGATCCGGTGTTCACGGCGTTGATCACGCCCGAGACGGTCGTCGCCGAGAACGTGATCGGGAACGTCACCGGAAAGGCGAGGCCACCGCTGGTGGTCGGCAGCCCCGCCGTTCCGGACTGCAAATTGGTGCTGTAGCGGCGCGGGTCCGCGGCGGTGACCATCACGCTGTACGTGGCGATCCGGTCCGTCACGTAGGCGAACAGGGGTTTTCCTGACCGTCGCACAACCGCCTGCTTCGGCGTGGTCAGCTCGTACACCACCAGCGTGGTGTCACTCAGAGCATCGGCGGACCGCAGCCGGTCCAGAGCGTCCTCCAGCGTCACCCGGTCCGGTGCGGTGACCGTGCCGGCCAGCGTGATGGGCCGGGAGCCGAAGTAGACGGGGCTGGCCCATGCCCCGTGGTCGGCTTCCCTTTCGGTGTATTCGGAGCGGACCTCGGCACCATCCCAGCCTTCTAGGGACTGGAGCGACCAGGCGACCCCGGCCGTGTCCACCCCGCCGAGCGGGATGGGGCCGAGGTCGACTCGGAGCCCGCCGAGATCCGTGCCTGGAGTGAACGCCACCGCGCCCCCTTCCTCAGCCGACGAAATTCATGTGGCGTGCGATGTCGGCGGCTTGTTCGGCGCTGGACTGCTTCGCGCCGTTGAGGGTGATGTTGGTGATGCGGTCGCCGCTTCCTCCTGACCAGTGGTCGCGGTAGCCGCTGCTGGCGTACCGGCTTGCCGGGACCAAGTGGAATCCGAGCGCCGCTGCCGAAGCAGCCAACAGGGCCCGACTGCGGATCGAGGCGTTAAGTGGGATGAACGCCTCGGGTACGCCTGCCTCCCCGGCGAGAACCGGGGTCGGCTGGGTGAGGATTCCGCCGATGGCCATGGCCTGTCCGCCCTGCGAAACCCACTGCCGCACGAAGACGTCCTTGTTCGCCGTGGGCAGCCCGCTGATCTGTTTGGTCATCTTCGGCACGAGGGCCTTGATGACGTCGACGCCCAGGCCTGCGGCGATGAGGTCCGCGTAGCCGCGTCCCTTGCCGCCGCGCAGCGTGGACAGCAAGATCAGGCTGTTAGCCAGGTCGTCGCCGGTGAGTGTGGACTGCGCGGTGGTGACGGCCTTGTTGGCGGCCGCCGCCCCCTTGCTGGATCCGGTCGCCGCCTGGTGAGCGACGGCCATCGCGTTCGCGTCGCCCTGCGCTGCGAGAGCTTGGGCGAGGTTACCGAAGCCTTGCGCGGCGAGTTTCTGCAGGTCGGCAGCGAACTGCTGGGACTGCTGGGTGGACGTACCGAGCTGCTTGGTGAAGTCGCCCAGCGTGGCCTTGGCCAGCTCTCCGGTCTTCTGCAACTTGTCCGCGATGTCCTTGAACTGCCTGTTGGACGCCTTCGCCAGGGCGTTGACCAGGGCGTAACCGTCCTGCCCCATGCCCTCCAGCGTCGACTTCAGCTCGGCGCCGCCCCGCTTGCCGATGGTGACCAGGTTGTGGCGCCACCAGGTCGTCGCCGCCACGGACTTGGCGAGTTGCGCCTCGTACCCCTTCAGGTCGAACCCGACGGGCACCTTGGCGCCTCTTCTCAGCCCGAGCGCCGCGTCGTCCTTGTTGACGACTGCCCGCTTGGCGCGGGCGTTGGCGTCCGCCTGCCGCTTTGCGGATTCCGCCTTGTCGACCGCGGATTGGGCGGCCCGCAACTGCGCGGCCGTGTGATGCCCGTGGCGGACCCGGGACAGGTTCCTCTCAGCGTTGGTAAGGGCGTCGGCTTTCTTCTTCGCGTCTGTGAGGGCGCTGTTGAGGCTGTTCCATGCATCCTTGAGGTTCTGGATTGCCTGGTCGTAGCGGGTCTTGGCGTCCGAGGGCCCGCCGAGTACCGGCTGGCCGCTGGGCGTGTACGTGAAACCAGGGATCCCGCCGGACGCGTAGGTCGTGACGCTGCCGTCGGCGTTCCAGGCGATGCCCTTGCCACCGAGGCGCTTGACGGTCTCCTCGGCGACCTTGCGGGAGCGGCCGCGCTTGGAGGGGGCGAGGGGGATGTATGCCTCTCCCTCGGTCTCGGGCTCTGCCCACACGCGCCAGGTGCCAGCCGGCGCGAACTGTGCGATGTGCTGCTCAGCACCGGCGGCGAAGCGACGGACACCGCCGCGCTGGACGCCGCCGTTCGCGTAGTAGTCAACGGTGCCACCAGTGGCATACCCCGACGTTTCCGCCGCGTTCTTCGCGGCCTGGCTGCTGCCGCCACCCCGGATGACAGTCTCGAAAATCTGACGGCGGGTGACGGTGATAGTCGCTGAGCTGCCCGACACGCTGTTGATCGCGCGCTGGATGGCAGCCACAGCAGCCCTCGGGCCGCCCGTGGGCACGGTGATCCGCACGGTGCCGTCCTGCATGTGCGTGACCTTGAAGCCGAGAGCCTCCAGCGCGGCGATGGCAGTGCCGGTCAGCGCCGTCATCGTGAAGGACTTGCCGTGGGTGTCCCGCACCTTCTGCTGGACCTGGTTCAGCTCCCGGATGGCGCTGGCGGTCTCGGCGTCGACCTTGACGGTTTTTGAGGGAAGCCTCTTCGCGATCAGGGCATCGAGAGCGGCGGCGGCCTTTCCGGTCGGGGCGGTAATTTCCATCTGCCGTCCGCCGGGCAGGGTCTTGACCTTGAAGCCGACGCTCTCGATGTCCTTGACAGCCTCGGCGGTCAGCGCGGACACCTTGATCGTGGACCCGGTCGGCATGTGCCCGGCGAGCCCCTGCACGTAGAGGAGTTGCTTCTCGGTGTCCGACAGGCCGGGCGTGGACATGGTGATGGCCAGGCTGCTCGGGATGAACCCCATCTGGTTGGCGAGCACCTTGGCCTGGTCCGCGGACAGGCCGAACGCCTGCCCAGCTTTGACCGCGGCCGCCCATGCGCTCTGCATGCGCGCCTCGGACTCCTGCAGCGCCGGCACCACGGCAGTCCCGTTGGCGCGCGCGAAGTCATACGTGGCCTGCGCTGCCGACGCGGTCTGCTCGTTCAGCGCCTGCAGCTTGTTCCACAAGCTCTGGCCGTTCTCCGAGGTCGTGTTCAGGCTGCCGTCAACCTGGAGGAGGGCGCTCTTGTAGCCCTTGGACTTGTCTACCCCGTCCTTGTAGCTGCTGTTGAGGTCCAGCAGCGCCTGGTTCATGTTGGCCATCGCCGCCTGCACGTCCAGCTCGCCACCAGACAGCAGGTCGAGGGCGGTGTGCAGGGCACGGGCCTTGGTGTCGGCATCGGATGCCGAGTCGCCGAGCGTCTTGATGGCGCTCTGCAGCCGCCCGGTGGGGTCGGTGGCGTCGAGTGCAGCCGCGCCGGATCCCTTGACAGCGTCGGCCAGATCCTTCTGCTTCTTCTTGGCCGTGTCGAACTCGCCGGACAGGCTGCCGAGCGCGTCAGCGGCGTTTTTGTAGGCTTCCCCCTGCGGTGTGTACACCTTCTGGCTAGTCCGGCCCGAGGCGATCCACTGCGCGTTCTCCTCAGCGGCGGCCGACAGCCGCTTGCGCAGAGTGTCGATGCTCGTGCCCTGCCCGAGATAGGCGTTCGTCAGTTCGGTGGTGCCGACGTGGGCCTGCCGCATCACGTCCAGCAGCTGCGTCTTGCCGTCCGCCAGCTTCGCGTCCGCGAGGGTCTGCACAGCGGCAGCACGAACACTGCCGTCCGCCACTCCGGCGGACTGCTGCAGCGCCTGGGTAAGGCTGGAGATCCGCTGCTGGTGGGCCGCCGCAGCTGCCGCGGCTTCCTGCTGTTTCTGGGCGAGCAGGTCCAGGCCGACCATCGCTGCGCCGATCGCGACACCCCACGGCCCACCCAGGAACGACCACAGCCCGCGGACAGCACCTACCAGGCCGCGCCCGGCACCGGTACCGATGGCCGCGAGCGCGCCGCCAGCAGCAGAGCGGAAGCCGACGAGACGGCCGCCGGCCTCCTGGATCCCGGCCGAGGCGCTACGGAAGCTGGTGCCCATCGCGGCGATTGTCGGGGAGCGCCGCTCTAGCTCAGCCATCACCCCGCCGAACCGGCCAAGGGTCACACCGGAGTTCGCGGCTTGCACCCGCTGGTACAAGGCAGCGTCGCCGATGCCACGGAATGCGTTGATGCCGGCCCGGCCGAAGTTGGCAACGGACTGCTGCATGCTCTGGATCTGGCCCCGGAACGGGCGCAGGGCGAGCATGGACAGCACCGACAGCTGGATCGGGCCCGGCAGTGCAGCGAATGCGTGCGCGACGCCACCCACCAGCTCGCCGATTGGGCGCAGGACGCCGGACATGTCACCGATGAGCCCCACGCCGACCTGGAGGCGGCCCGTAAGTATGCCGAGGGCGCCGGCCCCAGACGAGACGGACGAGAACATGTCGTGCAGGCCGCCCAGCAGCGGTTGCGTGGCTGCACCAGCGTTGCCGAGAACCTGGCTGAGGGAATGGACGGAGGTGATGGCGAGCGGGATCGTCGCGGCGGCCGTCGATGTGATCGCGGTCTTCAGCGGGGTAGCGAATTCCTCCGCCGCCCGCTCGACACCGCTGGCCGCCGCACGCAGCTTCGCCTCAACGGTCGGCCCGTAGATGTCCCACAGGTCACCTGCGATACGGATACCGCTCTTGATGTACGGGATAGCGTCGGAGACACCCTGCGTCATCGACCGCGTGACCTTTTCCAGGCCCGGCGCAACACCGAGGTAGACCTGAAGGAAGGCACTTTGGAGCTGCTTGCCGAGGCCGCGCATGGCGCCGCCCAAGCCCTTGCTCTCAGCAGCGGCCAGAGCAGCGGCGCCGCCGACACGGCCGACCTGCTGGCTGAACTGCTGGAATGCCGGGCCACCCTGATGCGCCAGCGCGATCATCCCGGTCATGGCGGGCTTGCCGAAGGCCATCGCCGTCGCCGCCATGAACTGCTGCGTCGACATGTGCTCGGATGCCGCGCCGAGCTGGGTGATGACGTACTGCAGGCCCTTGAAGCGCCCGTTGGAGTCGTATGCCTGGATACCGAGGGTCTTCAGACCCTCGGTGGCCTGCTTGGTCGGCTTGGACATGTTGACCAGCGCGGACCGCAGCGCGGTACCCGCGGTCTCACCGATGACGCCGGACTTGCCGAGCAGGCCAACCGCTGTGGCCGTGTCCTGGAGCGAGATGCCAGCGCTGTGGGCGATCGGTCCCACGTATTTCATGGCGTAGTAGATGTCCATGAGCTCGCCGGACGCCGCGTTCGAGGTGTTGGCGAGCGTGTCCGCGACCTTCGTCGCCTCGGTGCTCTTCAGGGCGAACTGGTCCATGATGTCGCCCTCGATGCGGGCGGCCGTGGACACGTCCGTGCGGGCGGCGGCGGACAGCTGAATCGTGCCGCGGGCAGCCTTGATGGCATCCCCGGCGGACAGGCCAGCCTTCGCGAGCTCCACCATGGCGTCCGCAGCCTCCGCCGCGTTCGCCGACGGCAGCTTCATGTCCGCACCCAGCGACTGCGCCTCCCGGCCGGCCGCCGACATCTGCGCCCCCGAGGCCCGCGTGACCTCGAGGAACTTGTTCATGCTGTCCGTGTATTCGTTGCCCATGTGCACGATGTCGTGCAGGCCGAACAGGATCGCCCCGCCCGCCAAGAGCGCACCCAAGTGCTGGACGGGGCCGAGGACCGATTCGATACCTGACCGCACCGATCCCATGCCAGCGCGGGCAGCGGAACCGAGCCGCCCGAACGCGGGCGTGGCCAGAGCCGTCTCCTCCCGGATGGCCCGCGCTCCCCGGCTTGCGGCCAGCGCGGCAGCCTCGCCCTCTCGGACACCCGCCGCGCCGCCGCGGGCGCCCGTCCCCATGGACATCATTCCGGCGCGGGCTGCCGCAGCGTCGGCGCCGAGCGTCCGAACGCCCCGGCCAGCCAGGGCCGCGGCCTCGCCGAGCGCCGTCGTCGAGGCGACGCCAGCTCGCATAGCCGCGGCGTACCCGGGTAGTTCGGCGAGGACCCGGACACGGACGGTGCGGTCAGTCACGGCATCCCCCCGATCTTCAGTTGTTGCGCGGCGAGTAGGTCAGCCGGTGGCCATCCCGAAGGAGCGGAGAATGTCGGCGGCGGCCTGCGAGGGCGGCCCGAGCTCGCCAGTCTGGAACTGGATCTGGATCGCGGCGCCCCACAACTGCCCGAGCTGGCCGTCCGACAGGGCATCCCAAAACTCCACGAACTCTTCCGAGTCCGCGGGCTTGGGCTCGATCAGCTGAGCCTCGACCAGGGCCGGGGCGAAACTGTCCGGATCAAAGGCCGGTTCCTCTTCGCCACCGCGCTTCGCCGCGGCCTCAATCTGCTCCTTCGTCGGCGGATGGTCAGCACGGAGCTGCTGGTAGGCGCGGTGCGTGATGGCCTCGAGGGTGAACTGCACTCGCGACGCTTCGGCTTGCGCCTCCAGCTCCTGCAGACGCTTAGCGACGTCTCGGGCGGTCTCCGTACCGTTCGCCTCGTCGTGACGCTGCGCCCTATCGAGGAGCTCCTCAAGGGCGCCTATCTCTGCAGCAGCCTCGGCGTCCATGACGAGTTCGACGACCCTCCTGGGGCGCTGGATCTTGGCGCGGACGTCGGCGAACGTCAGTGCTGGCGGCTTGGCTGCCCGGCGTGCGGGTGGCTTCCTGCTCGTGGTCATTGGGGTCCCTGTCCTTGATGATCTGTGGTGCTAGGTGATGGCCTGGTTGACGGCGATCTCGATGCCGGTGACCAGGTCTTCAGCGTTCGCGTCGAGCGCGGGGCCGAGGTGCGGGATGGGGGCGGTAACGCTCGTCCCGAACTCGATGATCGCTCCATAGGGTGCCTGTCCCCTCAGGGATTTGTCCGGCCCGATCTCACCCTCGATGCCTTCGGCGGTGACCTTGGTGTCATAGGTGATGGTGCGCGGATAGTGAACCCAGCGAGGGTGGCCAGACACGCGCGATTGTGCGTCTCGCTTGATCTTCAAACTGGTGATCTGCACGGCCTTGCGGACGTTGACCAGCAAACGCCCCGGGAACATCTCCAGGTCGTCGACCACGCCCTGCAGGCCGGTCACGGTGATGCCGTCCATCTCAGCCCTCTCTCCGGAAGACCGAGATCTTCAATCCCTCGGTCTTCCCTCCGTCCTCCTGGTACGTCGCCACCCGGCGGGCAGCGGCGAGACAGGCATGGCATTTCGTGATCGACGCGTCGTAGACGAACTCGTTCTCGGCCTGCGTCGTCTCGGCGAGCAGGTGCCCGCAGTCCCCGCACAGCCCAGACTCGGCCTCCATCAGCGCCATCGCCCACCAGCGGTCCTCCGGCAGCCACAACGGCTCCCCCGGGCCCGGCTGGGGACGGCCGAGAAGGATGCTGCGGGGAATGCCCCACGCGCGCGCCGCCTCCACCTCCCGCCGGTAGGGCAGACGATTGTCGCGGAGGCGGGCTACGAGAAAGGGAGGGGCGACGGCTCCTCGTTCACCGCGAGCGCCGCCGCGAACAGGGTCCGCGCCGTGCCGTCGTTGACGACGTCCAGCAGCCGGTCCACCTGCGCGGGCGTCAGCGACGGCTCGACGCAGCAGGCCGCCAATACCGCCGGGAGGAACGTGCCAGCGTCGTAGGGTTCCTTGGAGCCTTCCGGCGCTGGGTGGGCTGCCAGCAGGTTGCTGTAGGCGCGGTGCCCGAGCGCCCGGAACCGGAACTCGACCGCAGACTCCCGCACCCGCTGCCGAGCCACTTCGATGCGTTCCTGGAGTTCGAACACCGGATTGGCCTCGCCAAGCGATGTGGGCTGCCACTCCCCCAGCTGCCCCACCTCGGATTCCAGCGCCTCCAACTCAGCGCCGGCGTCGCCCGAGAGACACACCCGGATGGTGGCCTCCCGGGGCGACGCCTGCTCCAGCAGCTCGGAGATATCAGGCATCAGGCGACGGTCGCCCGCGTCGCCGGGTCGGAGGTCACCTTCAGCGGGCTCATGGCCTTGCTGACCTCGTTCGCCGCGGGCGCGATGTTCTGGACCTCGCCCGCCGTCACCGGATACACCTCCACCTTGTCGCCCGTGGCGAAACTGGTGGAAAACAGCTGACCACGGCGCACCACCAGATAGCCGCTGGTGTTGTACACCAGCGTCGTGTACGGGGAGTCTTCCGTGGGCGTGCTGCCACGCTTGTAGGTGATCTCGCAGGAGTAGGAGCGCCTGCCAGGCTGGTTGGTGTCGAACGTGCTGGCCAGCGAACTTGTGTTGACGTCAGCGGTCGTCGGGTCGCACTTCAGGCCGTCCGGCGTGAGCCGAGTCGTCCAGTCCAGGCCCGCGTTCAACTCGACAGCGGTCGGCGCGGCGATGCTGGCGATGGACGACACCCACACCACCTTGGTGTTGCCGTCGGAGATCAGGTCACTCATTGCACCCTCCTTGGGGCATCAAAAGCCCCGTCAGCGGGGCGGTTGTGGCTGGAGGCTGGGGTCAGATACGGAAGGCGCCGACGGTCACGCTGGTGACGCCGGAGTAGCCGATCGATGCCTGGTTGTTCGTGTCGCCGTGGAGACTGGCGTCCAGCGGGATCTTTGCCGAGCCGGACGCCGCGACGGTCACGGTCCTGTTCGGCAGCGTCAGACCCTTGTACGAATTGTTCTGCACGGTCACGGTGACAGTGACGGAGGATCCGCCGCCGTTGGCGACCTCGATCCACGTGTTCGCAGACCCCAACGGAACCTTGTCGCCGCCGGCCGCCGCCGAAGCCATCGTCGGGGTCAGGCCAGCCGCAACGACCGCCTGAACGGGGAGAAGTGCCATGAGAGTGAGCTCCTCACTGAGGGATTGAACGCAGCCGGTAGCGGCTGGCGGCATAGAAACAGGGCGGGACGACATCGTCATCGCGCTGCACCGGCTGCCCGTCGAGGGGCTCTGGCCTCCAGGACGTGCGTCCGGCGACCGCCAGGACCACGGAGAGGGCGGCAACAGCCCGGTCAGAGACGGACATGGCCGCCTCTGCCGTCAGGCCCACACAGGTCAGCTGAATGACGGCCGAATAGTTGGTCCGGTTGTCGGCGAGCGACGCCACCTCGGCGCGACCCGGCTCCGGATACAGCACGACATAGGGCGTACTAGCGGTCGGTGAGACCCCAGAAGGCGCCCCGCCCAGATAGACGACCAGTCCGGCACCAGTGAGGGCCGACACGACGGCATCGACGTGAGGCAGGACAGCAGGCGTCGTCACGGGCGGCCTCCCGTCAGGTAGTTCCCTCGACGGAGATCCGCCAGGCCGTGGCCGTGGAACCGAAGTCGACGGCCATCACCGAAAAGGGCTGGCCGACGAGCCTAGTGTCGCCCGACGCCGTGATGGTGACGGTGTCGCCGACGTGCAGGTCATCTGCAGCAAGGGAAGCAAACGGCAGCGCCAGTTCGTACCGGGCGACCACCGTCAGCCGCTCCCCCGCCTCCTCGTTGCGAGGAACCCGCTGCGGCTTCAGACGGCACGGCCCCGAATACAACACCGTCGGGGTCCCCGGGGTGAGGACGCTCGTCGACCGATTCAACGTCGGCGTACCGGGCCGGCTGATCGTGCACGCATCCACCATGAGCTGCTGGTGCGCGATCCGACCTGCGGCAAGCAGCGGTTGGATGTCGATGGCTGCCATGTCACGTCACCGGATCCACAGAGAACCCGCCCACCCGGTACGGGCGCAGCGCCAGCTTGTGCTCCGGCGTCAACTGGGCGCCGCCGATCGTCTCTGCCGCGAACGTCCGGGAGTAGTCGTCAATCGACTCCGAGCGCAAGCCCTGCGGGTTCGTCATCGACATTTGCGCCAGGTCCAGGACCACGTCCACGACGTCGTCCGGGACCTCGGCATAGCCGTGGCTGTAGGTGACCCGGACCCGCTGCGACCAAATGCCTTGCGGGCGCAGCCATGGAAAGCCCATCAGCCGTGTGGGCGTCCACCATGCCTCGCCGCGGGTCAGCTCGGTGCCGATCCGCGTGTAGTCGCGGCCCTCGAGGGCCGTGTATTCGACGTTGGTGATCCCGAACAGCTCGACGACGGTGAGCAGATGGGTGTCATCAAGAACGAGGGGACGCTGCGGAAGCCGAAGCACCCGCCCGTTACCCGGCAGGGTGATCGTCTCGTTCTCCACCAGGGTGAACTGCTGCCGGCAGTGCTTGCGAACCCGAGCCGAGGCACGGCGGATCGCCATCGCGGCCTGCGCCGGATCCAGCGACCGCTGCAACGCCGCCTCGAGGTCCGCCTGCGTTGCCAGAGGGGTCGGGGACACAGGGCGCCCCCTTTACTCCTCGCCGTCGGCCAGGCCAGCCAGCCGCTTCACAACGGTCGAGCGCGGCTTGTCCTTCGCCTGCTCCGCCTCGAGAGCCTGTGCGGCACGCCCCGGATCGCCGTCCACCCACGTCATGAGGGTGTCGATGGTGCCGTCCACCGGCGGCCCGTCACCCTCCGACTGGACAGGATCCGCCGCCTTCGCGGGGGCGGGCTCGGGCTTCGGCTCGGGGTCCCTCTCCAGAACCTCGATGCAGCCGACGGGGGCGTTGTCCGCGAAGTGACGGGCCATCTCGCCCTCCAGCTCCGCATCCACGTTGAACGTGGTGACGGCGTAGTTCCAGTACGCCTCAAACGGTTTGACCACACGCACACGCATGCGTCTTCCCCTTCATAAGAGCCCCGCCGGCACAGGCAGACAGGGGTGCCTGTGCCGGCGGGAGACGGTCAGGCGTGCTCGATGACCACGCCGCGCTTGTACAGCGCCGCGTCGCCGCTGCCCGCGTCGGTCGGAACGCCGTAGTCGCCCACCCACGACCAGGTCGACGACAGGACCTGCTGCAGGCGGTCCTGCGGCGGACGCACCAGCAGCGTCATGTCGACACCCGGTGCCACGTTGACCTGTCGCACCTCCGGCACGTCCTCCACCCCGGTGCCGGACAGCAGCGTGCCGGTGTTGTCGAACGGGGCCGCCATCAGCGCGGACGCGCCCAGGACGATCGGCCGGTGCACCGTCAGCGTGCCCGCCGAGCCACCCAGGATGGTCGGGGTCTCGATGTTCCTGACCCAGTCGATGCCGCCGAAACGGCCAATACTCAGGTCGCGGTAGATGGGGCTGTCAACGCGGCCCTGCAGCGCCTGCTTGAAGTCGCTGTCGGAGAACAGTTCGGCCTCAGTGTCCGGGTCGATGTGCGCGACGTAGTAGCCGCCGAGGGTCGGCACGTTCATCTTCCTGAGCCTCGCGACTGCGCTGCGGAAGTTCTGGAAGGTGACCGTGTTGCTGCTGGCCAGGTCGTAGGCGGTGTTCGTGCCGGTAGCGCGGATCGTGGTCGGCGCGTTGCTCGAGATCACCGCATCACCGACGACGTCCACCCGCGCGGAACCCAGCGTGAGCGTGTTCGTGGACGTGTTGACGCCGACGACCGTGTTCGCGACACCAGCGATCGTCACGTTCAGCGGGTTCGCTCCGGACACCGGGGTCGGCACACCGTTGACGTTGACCGTCGAGAACCCGTTCACGGACTGCACGATGATCGCCGTGTCCGAGGTGCCCGCAGTGGTGCACCACGTGCGGCCGCCCGCGTAGGACGCGTACAGCTTGTTCCGGGCGACCTGGTTGATGGTCTGCCCCGCGTTGATGCCGAGGGTCTCCACGTCGGCAAGGAACTTGGAGGCCAGCGCCATCGCGTTGGACAGCATGTTCGTGTCCATGCTGTTGGCGTACTGGTCCATCACGACCGACCACTGCTCGATGCTGTAGGTCGACGCGGACGGGTCCGAGCCGGTCACCGGCGTCGTCGCCGGCGCCAGCAGACCCTTACGGGTGAAAGTCTTCGTGTCCCCGAGCCCGCCCTGCCACGGCTCGGAGTCCGCAATCGCAGGGAACAGAAAGTTCGGCACGAGCGCGTCACGGAAGACACGGTCCAGGATGCCGTTCTGCAGCATCGCCTGAATCGCGGCCGGAACGGTCGCACGGACACCGGCGTGCCGGTCAAGACGGAACCACGAACGGGTGGTGCCCGCCTTCGGGATGGTGGGGGTCATGCTCACTCCTCAGTGATTTCTACGGACACCAGGTCCGGGTGCTGCTCGGCAATCGCCTGGACCCCGAGCAATGCGGTTTGAATGACGGCCGACACGGCGGCGCAGACGCGACCCCCAGCGACGTGCTCTTCGTGACCGGCCACCTCAATCGAGATGCGCCCCTCGCCCAGGTGGGCGCGGACTTCGATCACGCCGAGCGCTGCCGGTAACCGAACTGGGAGAGGTAATCGGCGACCTCGTCCTTGGATGCCTTCGAGTAGTCGGTGGGCGCCGGCGCGCCTCGCGAGCCCTGCCCGGGGTCAGGCCGGGGCTTCGGCTTGCGGGCGGGCTCCGGCTCCGCCGCCGCAGCGCTCACCACCGGTTCGGGCTTCGCCCAATGCGGCTTGCGCTCCAGCAGGTCCGCAAGGTCCGCTTCGATCGCATCGGTATCGATCTCGCCGTCGGAGTCGACGTACTTGCTGGGGTCGCGCATCAGCACGTCCACGGCATCCGACGGATCCGCGAACTGGCCGACCGCAAAGACCTTCACTTCGGACGACACGGCACGCGCAACGGCCTTCGCCGCCTGGGTCTTCGCACGCTCGCCCTGAGCCTGCGCCTTCTCCAGCTCGGACTTGTCGCGGTCCTCGAACTCTTGCACCTTGCGTGCGAGAGCAGCCATCTCCCTCTTCGCGGCCGCGGCTTCCTTCTTCGCCGCAACCCGCTCAGCTTTCATCCGCTCGAGAGCCTTCTTGCCCGCATCGCCCAAGCCGTCCTTCGCCGGCTCATCACCGGGCTCCGGATCGCCCTCGTCGCCCTCGGGGTCGTCGTCACCATCGCCGTTCAGGGCGTCGGCGAGCATCCGCTCAGCTTCGGGGTCTCCCCCGTCGCCGGTCCCGGCGCCGGCGCCAGCCGCCGGTGCCTCCGGGTCGCCGCCCTCAGGCTCAGGGTCGTCGTGTCGTGCCAGGTTGAACCAGGTGGCGCCGGTTGCCGGTGCCGGGTGCTTCTCGGTGGACATTGCGTCCGCCCTCTCGTGTGATGCGAAAGGGGCGCCGTTGCAGCACCCCTCGGGGGTTGGGTGGTGCGTGGTCAGCTCTTGAGACTGCCGTCGGCTGACCAGGTATCGGGGACAGCGTCCGAGGCGCCGAGCGCCTTGGCCCGCTGGATGATGAAGCGCCGCACCTTGCTGCGGGCCTCTTCCGTCGGCGGCTGCACACGGCCGACAGCACGGATGGCGTTCTCGAGATCCGCACGATTGCGGATGGGGAATCTCCCTCCAGGCATCGCCTGGCCCTTCGCGGCCGCCTTCTTCCGGGCGGCCGTGTTCATGTCGGCCACGATGTCCTCCTACAAGAGGTAGCCAAAGCGCCGCAGGAGCCGGATCAGTTCGTCCCGGTCCTCGGCGAGCTTGAGAATCTCGGACGGCATCAGCCGCGGAGTACGAAGGCGGAAGCGCGGCAGGCCCTGCTCAACGTCCGCTCGGGTGCGGGCGAACCGCTGCCCCGTCCTCTGCTCGGTCTCACGCCGCATCTCCTGGAAGAACTCGCCGCGGCGTGTAGTGCTCTCCAGCGTGGCGACGACTTTCCGCCCATAGACGTCCAGCGTCTGCACGCTCCGGCTGGCATTCACGACGCGGAAGATGTCAGCGCCTTCCCGAATCGCGGTCGCGCCACCCACGCCAAACCGTCGGTCCTGCTCCGCGCGGGACAGGCTGTTGAAGAACGCCTTCGGGTCCGTAAACCGACCCGGCCGCGCCTTCGTCGACGGACTGCCATAACACTGACAGCGGCGATGCCTAGCGAAGTCCGCATTCCAGCGGTACCACTTCCCGGCGAGGATCACGCAGCGGGCGCACGCGCCGGGCCGGACCATCCGGATGTAGCCGGTCACCGTGCGGTTGGCGACCATCGCCACTCCCATCGCTCCCGACCCTGCGTCCGCGACCTCGCTCGCAACGATCCGCTGCAGGCTGGCCATGCCGCCGAGCATCGCCTCCTGCAACGTCAACCCGCCCTGGATCAGGGTCTTGGCGCGGATGACTGGCAGGTACAGCAGCGAGTCCAGCGCCCGACCGTCCGCCGCGGTCCCGGCCAACTGCCGGTACTGCACGGTCGACGCGCCGTCCGCGTAGTCCGAGGAGAGCCCGTCCGCGGCCACCATCGCGTCCACGTACCGCTGCCCGGTCGACGCCGCGAGCAACTGGCCCGCGGCCAGCGCGCTCACCATCGCATCACCGATGCCCCGCAGCCACGATCCGGACAGGTCCGTGGTGTCCAACTGCCGCCACAGTTGCGCCATACGCATCGTCGCCTGAAGCTGCGCGCGGCGTTGCGTCTCACCGTAGGAGGCGACGATCGTGCTGGTGTCGGCCATCTCAGCCGTCCGCGGAAGCCGCCGAGAACTGCGGCACCGGTTCGCCACCACCTGGGCCGCCGTCCGATGGCGCGGGGGCGCCCGGGGCGGTCGGCGGCGCCGTCGACAGCGCGTGCAGGTCCGCGGCCGTCATCCGGGTCAGAGCCTCATCCTGCATCGCCCGCATCCGGATCCGCTGCTCAGCCGAGTAGCCCAGGTCCTCCCAAGCCTGCTCGGTCGGCAGGATGCCGGACGCGTGCAGCTTGGTGACCGCGTCCGCCTTCTGCGCATAGGTCGGGGTCGCAGCGTCCCGCCACGCCGTCTCCAGACTGCGGGCCTTCGGATCCAGGCTGCCGTCCCGGACCAGCAAGGCGAGACGCATCACCCGCTCCCACGCCTCCCCGAACGCCCGCTGGCGCCGCTCGGACCGCTTCACCAGGCGAGCCTCCGACGCACGGATCGCGTCCGCGGACGGCGGCTGATCCGTGGCCAGGCCGAGGAAGGCCGGCGGAAGGCCCGTCAACGCGGCCACGAGCCGGGCAAGCTGGTTGATCGTCTCGTGGAAGTTGGTCAGCTGAGCCTCGGGGAACTGGCCGAACTTGACGCCGTCGCCCTCGTTCACCCACAAGCGGCCCGCCAACGACGACATCGCGCCGAGCGGCTGCCCCATCTCATCGGCGAAGTCGTCCCTGCTCATGCCGGTCGCCCACCGGCGCGGCATCGCGTGATACTCCGCACTCACCATCATGTCCGTGGCGATCTTGCAGGCGGCATCCGACAGAGGGATCACCGCACGCAGCTCCGACGTGCCGTCCATGTGCCGCAACCGGGGCCGGTTCGCCAGCGTCACCACCAGCAACTGACCGAGACCATGCTCATCCCGGTCGACCTCGACCCACGCGCCCTTCTGCTTCTCGAACTGGTGGCGTGAGTCCGGCAGGTACAGCATCGCGTTCTGCACCGGCATCGACCCGGACGCGGCCGGCTCATCCCACCGCTTGATCGCGGCGATCTCCTGCCGCGTCCGCGGATCCCGCTCCGCATACGCCTCGAGCGCCGACTCCGCAGTGACGATCGGGATCTCCTCATCGGCGTCGTTCGCGCCGACGATCGCATACGACCGCCGCAGCGCCAGCGCATCCACGTGCGCCTGCTGCGACCCCTCGTCGAGGTTGTTCGCCTGCCAGATCTCCCACAGGTCATCCGCGGTCGTCTCGCTCTTGGCGTACCGAAAGCCCTCGATGTCCAGCCGCTCATCCAGCGCATCCACCACCAGCTGCGGCCAGTTGATGACGACCTGCCGCATCCGGTCGGACAGCTCGACCTGAATCTCCGGCGCCATGTACGACAGCGGCTGAATGCCCTCGTAGTAGGCGTCCATCAACTTCAGCTCGGGCAGCTCCTTGTCGTGCGCCTGCACGAGCCGCTTCAGCCACTCCTCCGGGGACAGGTCCAAAGCCACAGCCCCACCCCCTTCAGGTCAACGCATGACGGTTGTCCGGCTCGACTTCTTCGGGCGGGCCATGCCTGCGGCAATCGCGTCACCAGCGGCTTCATGGGCAAGTACGGACACCACCGTCAGGTCGATCTTCTGGTGGGGTGCTGCCTTGCGCAGCACGTACCGGCCAGCGGTTCGGGCCGCCTTCCGGGCATGCCCCACGTGAGCCGACGTGTCCTCACAGCCGTCATGCTCGAAGGCACTGCCAGCCTTCGTCACATCAGTCAGCAGCCGTTCACAGGCGGCATACATCTGCACGACGCGCTGCGTGTACCAGCGGACCACCCGCTTCTCCCCGTACCGCTCCGCCCACGTGTCGACCTCGGTCTCCCAGTACGGCGGATCGCAGTACGCGCGCACCACGTGGTAGCGGTGCATCACCTCGTCCATAGCGGCGTCGACCTCGAGGCGCGGTGTTTGGCCGCCCCACTCGGCCGGGTCCCAGATCGTCGGCAGCTTCAGTGAGCTGTACACCGGCGTGAACTGGTAACCATCCAGCGTCTCGAGCCGGATGCCCGTCCAGTCGTCGATGTCGCTGCCGTCGAACCCGAGCGTCACGGGCGTCCCGTCCGGGACCTCCCGCGGAGCTGCTCGAAGATCCCAGCGGTCCCGGGCAAGCCATGTACCCGTACCCGCCGTGATCCGGTTGCCGAAGAACCGCTCGGCCTGCGCCTGGTCCCGTTCGATCAGCTCAGCAGCTTCGGCCTCGATGGCGTCGAGGTCGACCCACCAGGAGTCGCCATATACCGCCTTGTGAATCTTCCGGCGGTCCGCCTTCTTGGCGTAGTCCAGGTCAGCCGGAGCCCGCCGGAAGTCCCGGAAGATGTCCTGCACCTTCGCCTCGAACGTCCGCTGCGCCACGCTGTTCTCGCTGGGGTCCCAGCCGTTCGTCGTCTCCGTCGACCGGCCGCCCATGCCCGCCAGGCCACGCCGCTGCGTGTCCGCGACCCTCTGCATCTTGTTCTCGGTCGTCCAGATGCCGGATTCGTCCTGCGGCACGAAAGTGACGCGCTGACCGAGGCGGGACTGAGCCGACGAGGTCACCGTGTCGATGCGGCCCCCGCCCGGCAGGCGAATGAACTCCTCGCCCGTCTTCGGGATCAACTCGGCAAGCGGACCCTTGTCGATCATCGGACGGAGGGCACCATAGATGTTGTCGGTCTGCTCCTCCGAGAACGCCGTGATCTGGATCAGCGGCGTCGGCCACGGCATGCCCATCGGCTCGCCCGGCTCGTACTCGTACAGCCAGCCGCAGCCACAGCCGTGATCCCGGCAGTCGTACAGCTCGCCACCGGACGCCCACCCGGCGAACACCGCCGGGCCGACACCCTCGACACAGACCTGCGACGCGGTCAGCGGACCCTTGCCCCACTTCTGCGGACGCACCAACTGGCTGCGCCGGTAGTGGAACGCCGAAGCAGGCGACAGCATCGACCGCTCCCGCGTCGCACCGGGCTTCACCCGGTAGTGGTTCAGGTAGAACCACAGCATCTCGTCGGTGAGGACATACGGCTCGCCAACGGAGAAGCCGTCCGGGATCACGCAGTGCGCCTCAACCCAGTCCGCGATCAGGAAGCCGAGCGTGGGCCACTGGACTACCCGATCATCCCCCGTCACCGGGAACGACCTTGAACCGATCCCGGGCCGTGCGCCGCTTCACCGGCTGCTTCCCGGAACCCTCGCGCCGCTCCGCGACCTCGTCGGCCGCAATCCGCCACCGGTTCGCCCGCATCCCCGGCGTCGTCAACCCCAGCGAGTCGGCCATCTGCCGAACCAGGGTCGACAGATTCACCCGCGACTCCATCGCCTCAGCCTCAGCGAAGCGGCGCACGTACAGCGCCACCTCGTACTCCTGGCCGTACCGCTCCCACATGATCGCTTGCGGCTTTCGCCACAGCGACGCCCACAACTCGTGCTCGCGGATCGTCTGCTCCGTCAACGGCCACTCGGGCATTGCGCCCTGGCGGCCCTCCGCGGGCAGGATCGTCCACTCGCCAGCGTCCCGGTCACGCCGCAGCGCGCTCGGGTCGGGGGCCGGGCCGGAGCGCGCTCGTGCTCCACCACTCGCCATCTCGGTACTCCTCGAGTCGCGCCGTTGCGGCGCTCATCCCGACCGGCATTGCGCACGATCGGCCGTACATGACGAAACCCCCGACGGGCGGGGGCTCCGAGGTACTACAGACGACGGCGTGGGCATGCCACCCTTCCCGATGCACGCCCACGCCGCCGCCGGTTCTTGGGGATCGGGACGGCGGTACGGGCAGGTTGCCGTCTCCTGCCGCCTACTTGGGTATTCCCGATCGCGCCAGGGCGATCCCACAGGACGTCACCGTCTGTGGTTATGGATCGAGGACTTTTTGGATCATGAAAAATTAGAACTTGACGGACCAGGGCTAGCTCTCCCCGGCGGTCCGACCTTGATCGCCCCGACGGGTCCCTCCCCTGGGGTACGGTCACCCTCCGTCGCGATGCCAGCCGCCAGGCTGTTCGCCGGCCGTCGACCGGCTGTGGCACGACGTGCAGAGTCCCCGGCCGTGCCGCGGGTCGTCAGGGTCCTCGCCTCGCTCGACCAGCTCCCGCCGACTGAGGGGGTGGTGGTCAGCGTGTACCGACGGCCGACCGCAGGGCCTGCCGTGGGCATGGCCCTCGTCGACGCAGACGCAGACCGGGTCACGAGCCAGCACAGCGGGACGGAAGCGCTGCTCGTGCTGTCGTCCATAGCCTCGCTGCCGTGCTGTGCCACGCCTCTGCTCTGCCTGTCGCCTGTGCTGCTCACACCGTCCGCCTTGCGTGTACTCGGGACAGCCAGGCACCGAGCAGATCCGGTAACCACCGCGCCCACTCATGTGATGCCGAGGTAGCCGGACAGGCGGACGATGTTCTCGCTGCCGGCCGGATCGACGGACACCCAGACGTGGTAGTCGCCTGGTGTGAGGGTGAGTGCTCCGCCGTCCGGTCCGATGAGGAGGCGGGCTTCGGTGGGACTGGCCCAGTCGCCGATGTGCCAGTCGACCGTGCTGGGGTTGTTGCGGTTGGACATCGACAGGATGGCGATCCTCGGTGTGGTGGCGGTGAGGTCGACGCCTGCCGGGGCGGTCACCGTGATGTGCAGGTATTCGGTGCTGCTGGCTGGGATCACCACGGGGCGGCCACCTCCCAGCTTGTCTGCTGTGGTGCGCCAGCCGTCCACGTTTCGGCCTGGGGTTCGCCTGCGACCCATGGGCTGTAGGGCGCGCCGACGGTGATGTCGATGTCGTCGCGGGTGCTGTGCGTTGTCCCGCTGGCCGTGAGCGTCGCCGTGGCGGTGAGCGCGGCGTTGCCGGTGCTTGTTGTGGTTCCTGCTGCTGCGAGTGCTGCGGCAGCGTTGAGGCCGGTGCCTGAGGCTGTCGCGCGGACGCCGGCCGCTGTGAGGGTGCCCGTCGTGTTCAGGGTGGCGTCTCCGAGTATGGGCGGTACGCCGGTCACTCCGTCGGCCGTGAGGGTGGCCATGGACGTCAAGGATGCGTCGCTGCTGTGGGCGATCTGTCCTTGTGAGGTCAGGTCTGCTGTGGTGGCGAGGCCCGCGACGGCTTGGGTTGCGCGTGTTCCGTCCGCGGCGAGGGTTGCGGTGGGGGCGAGGTTCGCCGTCCCGGTTGTGGCTCGGGTGCCGTCTGCGGTGAGGCTGGACGTGATCGTGAGTGCCGTGCCGCCTGTGGTGGCGTGCAGTCCTGTTGCGGTCAGGGATGCGGTCGCGGTGACCGCAGCGTCGCTGGCGGCGGCTCGTAGGCCCGACGCGGACAGTGTTGCCGTGCTGGACAGTGCCGCGTCGCCGGTGGCGCCGGTGGTGACATCCGCCCCGGTGAAGTCATCGAATCTGAGCGAGCTGGTGGATTCGGCGCGGATTCCGACGCTGGTGCCGGTGGTGACGGCGGTGTCAGTGACGCTGACGCGCTGGATGCCGTTGACGTATCCCTTGATGGTGCTACCGACCGCCTGGATTTTCGCGACGTCACCAGCGACGGCGGCTGCGGCGAAGGAACCGATGGAGGTAAAGCTGCCACCGACGACGGAGAAGAGGTTCCACGACGTGCCGTCGTTGCGCCACAGGTAGCCCGAGGTGAAGGTGGAGTTGCCGCGGCACCATATGCCGTGGCTGACGGCTGCGGTGGCGGCGATGGTGACCTGCGCTGAGTTGTCGTTGGTGGCCATGGCGCCGGCGGCGCGAAGGATGACCGTGCCACCCGCTGATCCGGATGAGAGCTGGTTGGAGATGATCGACCAGTCGCCGGACACCTCAACCCAGTTGGCGCCGAGGTTGGTGGAATCGGAGCGGTTGAAGTTGTCGGTGAAGGTCGTCACGGCGGCCTCCCCGTCAGCGCGTCACGCCACCTGCGAGCTACGCGATCATGCAGATTGGGGGGCCACGCTTGCACCCAAGGACGCCAATGTGAACGTGTCGGCTGAGGCCCACGCCTTACTGGCTGTCAGTGCCACCGAGAACAGGAACGTCCCGGCGGAGGAGGCCGTCCACACCGAGATGTGGGTGAGCGTCTCCGACGTGCCGCCGTTCGTCCACGCCGACGGCGCTGTACTCAGCGACAGAGACGAGCCCGACGAAGAGCTGGAGAAGACGAAGCTGTTGCGGGTGGTCGAGCCGACGCTGATGTTGGCGGTGCCGGCGGCGCCGGGGTCCCCGGTGTGCAGCTGCACGAAGGCGCCCGCGACTGCGCTGTATGCAGCGCCGCCGTTGCCGGTGGTGCGGAGCGTGTTGAGCCAGCCGGAGACGAGGCCGGGGGCGAGTCCTGCGGTCATTGCTCGGGCTCCTCGGTCTCGGTCTCGGGCTGGGTTTCGGCGGCGTCGTTGTCGGGTTGGGCGGGGGTGACTTCGCCGGAGGCTTCCAGTCGCAGCACGTATTCGTCGGCCATGGCGGTCCGTTCGGTCGGGTGTCGTGGAGTGCGCGGCGTGTCACGATCCGGCGGTGGCCGTGTACGCGGCGTTGGGGCGCTGGGATGATGCCGCGCATGTCTGAGATGACCGATGCCGCCGCCGTGTCCCTCACTCCCGCTCCTACGAAGCGTTGGCTGCACCCGCTGATAACCGGTGTTGTCGGCCTGGTCGTTGGTGCGGGTGCTGTGGGCCTGGCGTGGGGCCTGTCCGGCAGCGGGTCGAGTGCGCCTGCGACGTTCACACTGCGCGGCACGATGATGCTGACCGGCGACCATGTGCCGTCCGGGGCGACGAGCGAGGACTGCACGGGCTACAGCGGCTACGACGACATCGCCAAGGGGGCCGGGGTGACGGTGTACGACTCGGCGGGCAAGGTTGTGGCGACGGGTGCGCTCGGCACGGGGAAGCCGGATTCGGGGGCGTGTGTGTTCGTCGCCGAGGTGCCGGGCGTGCCGGAGGGCTCACGCTTCTATCAGGTCGAGGTCAGCCATCGCGGGAAGGTCACCGTGTCGGCGGCGGAGGCGAAGGGCGGGAAGTTCGCTGCCTCGTTGGGCTGATGGTCAGCGGCTGTTGCGCTGCCTTCGGCCGCGAGCTGCTGGGCAGCCTCCCGCGCGCTGGCGGGTGCGGTGGCGTGCTGAGTCACGGGTCTCCGTCCGCTCAATGCGCTTGGAGGGTGTGGACGGTGGTGGGGAGGAGCCAGAGGGCGAGCCCGGCGTAGGCGAGTCTGTCGCGGTGCGGCACGTTTGCCGGGAGTACGGCGGCGAGCGCTAGGAGAGCGAAGCCGATCGTGTAGCAGAAGACGTTCAGCATGGCTGTCAGCTCCGTTCGGGCAGGGTGCGGGCGACGGCACATCGACGAGGCCCGCTGCCCGGCCGCGGTCCCTCGGGCAGCGGGGGTTTTGGGTCCGCCCGACCGCGGCCAGGCGGTCGGGCGGACCGGGGTGCCGAGCGCGGGGGTGCGCTTCAAGGCCCCTGCCTGCCCCACACGGCAGGCGTTGTTCCTCGCGGGCGCGGGAGCTGCCGCCACAGGGCTCGACCGTCCCGCGAGGGGTCAGGCGGCGCGTAGTCCGCGCTGCGGTGTGGCCCGGTAGGTGCGGGCCAGCGCTTCGATCTCGGGGAGCGCGTACATGGTCTTGTATTCGTGGCCGTTGCCGGTGAGCCGGTTCTCGCCGGAGAAGCGGCGGATCTTCCCGCGGGACGCCCACTGGCGGATCACCTGCTGCGGAACGCCGGTTGCCGCTGTGGCTTCGTGACCGAAGACCAAGTCTTCGGGCTGGATCTCTACGAGACGCACGCGGCACCTCCGGATCTGGAATGCAGAAAGCCCCCGACGAATCGGAGGCTTCCTCAAGGTTGCGGGCACACGGGTGCTTCGTTTGAAGCAGTGTGACATTCAACTACCCGTCCCGCAAGCGCCGCCGGGAATTCGGCAATCAGGCCGCCATGTCCCGCTCAGCAAGGGGCAGTTCCAGCGCATCGGTCCGGGTGTATTGAGTGTTGCAGTTGATGCATCGCGTGCCGGGTGTAGAGATCGTGATGCGCATTGTCCCGCCGCATGGGCAGGCGACAGTGACGCGCCGCTCGGGCTTCTCTCCGGTGACCTGGCGTCGGCAGGATCGGGTGAGTGTTGCGACCTCGGTGGCGAATTCTGCGAAGGCTGGGTGTTCGGTGGCTGCCCATTCCAAATTATTGCGGAGCGCCTTCACGACCTGGTCAAGCTGCTGCTGCAGGCCGCCTTGCCACCGCGGATGGTTCCAGCCGAGGCGCTCGTGCCAGTCCGTCAGCCAGGTCTGTAGGACGGTGACGACGCCTCCGCGGGCGGAGAGGCTGAGCGGTTCGAGGCGGAGCGGGAGCGGTGCGGTGCGGGCGCCTCCGGAAACGCGGGCTTCCCCACTGCTGGCACCGGGCCTGAGGGCGAGGGCGAGGGAGGCGTACAGTCCGCGGGGCCCGGCGAGCGCTTCGAGGTACTCGCCGGCGCGGCTCTGGCACAGGCGGCATGCCTGCCGGCCGAGTTCGGTGTCCCACAGGTTCCGGCCGCACGCGGTGCAGGTCGGCCATTGGTAGCTGTCGTTGCTGGCGGCGTTGTTCACGGTGAGGCTCCTCGGCGGCGCGTGGGACTGAGGGGCGGCGTTATACACAGTGTGCACGCCTGCCCCGACAATCCCGGGCGCCTGGGAGGGTGCCGTGAGGTATGACGGCTCCTTGGCCGGTACCTATCTCTCTGAGCCCTGTCCGGCGTGAAGCCTGTGTCTGATGCCGGGGGGTTGGCCGACTGGCATGTACACGTGACAGGGTGGACGCGTGACCTGGGAGGGGGCGGTGACGCGGTGTTCTATCGCGTGCATGCGGTGGATCTGATCGAATCGTCGTGGGGGATGCACACGCTGAACGACGAGCTCGTGGAGACGGTTCTCGCGCTGGTGCGGGAGCTGAGCGAGCAAGCGGGCATGGTGGGCGACGACGATGCGGGCGAGGTTTTCGCCAACGTGTACAAGAGCGCAGCCAAGACGACGGTAAACCAGCTTGGGGAAGCCGCCCATGCCATGGGGCGTGGCAGTGACGCAGTGCTGCAGACGGCCAACAACTACATGGCGGCCGAGAGCGCTGCGACCAAGGCGATGCTGGAGGCGATGGGGAAGAGCGGAGCAGCCGGCCCTCCGACGGGTCGATCCGGCAACTGCACTTCGGCACCGCGGGGGCGGGGCGAGGAACTGGAGGAAGTGGTCGGCGAGTCCAGCACGGCTACCAAGTGGCTGTTTGGCGACCGGTTCCGGGGCGATCCCGAGAAGCTGCGCAGTGTTGCCGCCACTTGGCGTAAAGCCCGAACCATCACCGAACGGGTGCACACCGAGGCGCAGGATTGCTGGCTCCAAGCCAAGCGCAACCACGAAGGCAAAACCGCCGAGGCGATCGACAGGTTCTTCACCAAGTTCGTCGGGTGGGAGACCGCTCCGTCGCAGACTGACAGCTCGTGCACGCTGATGGCCAACCTGCCCGCCGCCTGCCAGCAGATCACCAACGCCTGCGATCAGTATGCCGACCACATCGAGACCGCACACAAGGCGGCACTGGATGATGCATCCGACCTTTTTGGGGAGTCGAACTGGCAAATGCCCTGGGAGAAGCCGGCGCTGGGCGGTAACGGTTATGACGGTGGATTGATGAACGCCGTTGTGAGCGATGGTCGGATAACCCAGCTGGCGAGCCTCGCACACAACCTGGACGCCTCCCAGGCCCGTGTTCCAGTGCCCGGCCCGAAACCGGACATCGACGGACCAATGCCGGGCGTCCCGCCCTTCATCCGCGTCCCTGCCCCGATCCTCGTGCCCGCGGCGTATTTCCCGCCAGACCCATCCGTACCGCGCGGGCAGCCCATCCCTCCACCCAATCCGCCGGACCCGCGCTTCCCGCCGCTCAGCGCCCAGGAGCGTGCCGCCTTCACGCACTGGGCCGGTGGGCTGCGCGACGGGGGGTTCTCCAACGGACGGGACATCACTGATCCGGACAACGCCTACCAGCACCGCATTTGTGGCTATCCGGAGAAGGAACTGCCGATCGATCCGAAGCTCTCGAAGAATGGCACGCAGATCGCTGATGGCGTGCGTGCTTCTGATGGCATGGCGGTGGACGCCAAGCACGTCCGGGATCCCGGATGTTCCAAAACCTTCCGTAGCCTCGACAAATTGGAAAAAGCAGACGCTTTCCAGAAGAGGGTATTGTTCAGCGACGACACGGGTGAGCTGAAGAAGTACAAGTCAGCTATGGAGTACGGGCCGAACAAGGGACAGATCCGCGGCCTGGAAATCGTCACCAACGACCAGTCGACCGTGCCGTACTGGGACGCCATGATGGCCGCCCAAGGCGTTAAAGGCTACGCCCGCTACGCACCCTGATAAGGAGCTCTTGTGCCAGACACAGCCGCGCACGACTACCGGACGCTGTTCATGTTCGGCGCCCCTAACGCCAACCCGCGCAGTTGGGGCCTGTCACTCGACACGTTTGCCGACACCCTGCGGAGCCAAGATCCCGACGTTTTTCTGAACCGGGACAGCAGTGAGATCACTGGCGATGCGCTGACCTTCGGCTTCGGAGAGGACCTCGAAGGCTTCGCACAGGCCGACCCTGACGGGACAGCTCTGCAGGACTGCACGGCCGAAGAGGCAGCCGAGTTCGCCCTCTGGCTGCGCCAGTACATCGTCCCTGAGACGGCAGAGATCGAGTTCAACATCCGACCGGCCGCTGAAATCGACCTGCCCAACCGCCTCCTGCCCCGGGGGGATGCGGCGACAGTGAAGCAGGCCCTGCTGGCATACGTCGAAGACGTCCTTGCAGCGCAGGAGCGCGGGGACATGTGAGCCGTCGTGCGACCGAGAAGACGGCGCGTGGGACTGAGGGGCTGTGCTGCTCCCACGGGGCTACGGCCGTTGGAGGGGTTCTGCCCGAATTCACCCCCAACTGTGCTGTGTCCGGGGCATGATGCTGCTATGGAGACGGTGTACACGGTCCTCGCGGATTCGCGAGACACGGCGCACGAGAGAATCACCCGCCTCTGCCAACTCCTTGACCTGGCTCCGTTGGGCGGGCCGTCTGTGGTTCTCGGCCGCGGCCGTTGGCTGGCCCGCGCTGTCGAATCGAAGCGCCCCGCGGAGGGCGAGACGTCGTCCTGAACCTGGGCCGGGGGAATGCACGTCGGACAGGCGACAGTTTTCGTGCCACGGTCACAGCATGACGAAGCAACTACCCCGGGAATGCACGCAATCCGAGTACCGCCGAATCCCGTTCCGCCGTTGCCCCGAGTGCGGGCATCGCTACCAGCCATCCTGGACGCCCGCCCCACCGGAATTCGAATCCGAGGCTGATCCGATCGGCGCTCTCGGCTGGGTCTGTCCTCGCGAGCTCTGCGGCCACATCCCCGAGTAGCCCGGACATAGAAGGGCCCCGCCGCGACGGGGGACGCGGCGGGGTCAAGTTCAGTTTGACAGACGGTCGGCGACTTTCAGGACCAAACAGTCGCGATCAGGAGCCGTTCGTAGTCGGCAGCGGTGACACCAAGGCTGGCGGCGACTTCCATCGCGGTGTTGGCGGCGCGCACTTCCGCGTACTTTGTCCCACCGTTGTCCAGTTGCTTGAAGACCTTGTCGAGGGCCTTGGCTGCGCTGTCGGCGGCGGATTCCTTGAGGCTCATCGGTGTTCCTTTCACAGTTCGCTGGTTGTTGACGGGGACATCGCCAGCTTGCTTGTCAGCGCCATTCCCAGGGCTGTCGGGCGTTGGCAGCGGCTTGTGCGGCGTTGGCGAGTTCGCGGGCGAGGTCGCCGAAATCGGGTGGCATTCGGCGGTGACTGGCGGCCTTGTGCAGGAGGCTCGCGATACGGCCAGCATCTGCGGCGGGAACGGAGAAGTACGCGTCGCCGTAGCGGTGGTTGAGCACTGGCGCCAGAGTCCGCCAGTCGCGGGCGGGCAATACGTCCGCGACTGCTTGGGCGAGGTTGGAGATGGTGGTGTACGAGCGGCAGATTTCGTTGTTCCGGTCGGTTCCGTGGAAGATGTTCCAGCCCATTCAGGGTTCCTTTCGATGTGGAGGTGATGCGGGGCCCGGTACTGGTCGCTGGGCCCCGCCGAGAGACGGTCAGACCATGAGCCGGTATTCGTCGACCATGTCGCTGGTGTTTGCGAGGTACTTGACGGCCTGGTTCAGGAGGGTTCGACGCTTGGCGCCGGTGGAGCCGATGGCGCCGGACAGGTACGTCGCGGCGGTCTCCAGATCCTCCGCCCCGTTAATCCGGGCGTAGGTGCCGAAGTTGAGCGCTGCCGTCCCGAGCTGATTGATGAATTCCTCGGGAGTCTCGGGAGCGATGGTCACGGGCTTCTCCTTGATGGTCGGAGGGGTTTGACGGGTGGGTTGGAGTCAGTCGAGCTGGACGCCGTCGGGGATTTCGCCGGCGTGGAGGGCAGCGGCGATCACCCGGAAGTCGCGGGCATTGCGGCGGTGAAGGGGGACGGCGCGGGAGGCCACCTGCCGTTCGGCGTCGCCGAGCTGCGGGTTCTTGGCGGCCTGTTCGCCGTCGCGGGCGGCTTCGTCGTAGCGCTTCGCTTCGGCTTCGAAGCGGTCAGCCTCCTGGTTCAGGCGGGCCCGGGAGTAGCGGGACATTCGGTCTCCTTCTGTGGGTTAGGCGGCTGACCGCTTCGGCGTCAGGTACTGGGCGGGGATCTGATAGCCGGCGGGCGGCTCATAGTCGTCGGGTACGTCGCCGGGGCGCGGCCGACCGAGGCAGGCGAGGCTGCGCTTGCGCCAGTAGCTGGTCGGGTAGGCGAGGATCTGGAAAGCGCGGGCGAGACGGGCAGGGTCGGGCAGAGTCGCGGTGGGCTTATGGGCACGGTTTCGGCGGAGCATGCGTTTCCCTTTCGGTTAGCGCCCTGCGTTGAGGGCGCGGTGGTGAGCGGCGGTGAGGAGTTCGACGGCTTGGTCGGGAGTGCGGCAGACGTTCTGGTTCCAGTCGCCGATGAGGGCGTTCCAGTGCCGCCCCCGCAGCTCGGTGAGGACGTAGCCGGCGGCCTGGTGGGCGGAGTCGACGGAGCCGACGCCGAGGGCTACGGCGGAGCAGATGGCGCCGCAGATGCAGCGGCGGCCTCGCCCGTCGCGGAGTTTGTGGGGCCGGTTCTGCCAGCCCCAGCGGCGCAGCACCTCGGCGGCGACGGCCAGTTGCGTGCTGGGCTTGTGGGAGAGGTCGGCCCGGGTGCGGTGTGCCCAGTCGGGCAGGGCGCGGGAGATGCGGCCGGGCAGCCGGACGTCGACGGCGGGCCGGGTGCCGTGCTCGGGCAGCGCGCGGAGGGCCTCGTCGACGAGCTCGGCGGTGGTCTTGGCCACGAGGCTGCGGGAGTAGCTGGCGGCGATGCTCGCCCACGCTGCCCGCTCGGGCTCGCTCAGGGTCGGGGCGATGCGCGCGGCGGCCTGATCGAGGGCGGCGGCGGTCAACGTGGACGTGGGCATGGCGAGGTAGAGCTCCTTACTTGGTAGGTGAAATGCGGCTTATGCGGGGCGAACGGTGCCCAATATCTCCCGCTATGCACCCCGGACGGGGCCCGGACAGGGGGTGGACGCGACCCGGGTCACGTCCGGGTGCCGTCCGCCCCCTGTCCGCCCTCTGACCGGGGGATATACCGGGGCAAACAGATCACTGTCCGGGGTGGTCAGGCCCCGTTGAAGAAGTCCAGCGCGTCAGCGATCTCGGCCCGCTGGTAGCCGTTGACGCGTCCGGTCTTGTGCGGCACGGTGATCTTCACGGTGCCGCCGGCCCCGGCTGCCCGCAGCAGCTCCCCCAGACGGTCAGCGGTCATGCCCCCGCCGATGATCTCGGCCATCTCCTCCAGCTGTGCGACATCACGGCCCAGGTCGTTCATCGCGGCGAGCGCGCCACGCAGCGCCTCCACCTGCCGCACCTGCGCAGCCGACAGATGCATGACCTCCCGCCCCGGCACACCGTCCCGCTTCGGCCCGCCGGCCGCCGACGACAGGCCGGTCGTGTTGAAGAGGTGCCTCTCGATCGCGTCATCCCACTGCCCGGCGAGACGCCCCGCCTGCTCGCGGATCTTCGCGGCCCGCTCCAGCAGCATGGTGATCTCGCCCCGCTCGTCCTCATCCAGGTCGAAGCTACGGGCCTTGTCGGTGACCCCGGCGAACGGGTTCACCAGCCAGCCCAGACCTGGCCGCGGCGGATCAAACTTGGAGGCGTCACGGCCCGCACCGGATGACCCCTTGCCGAGGATGGCGTTGGACTGGTCCGCGTTGTCCACACGCATCGCCCACTTGGTACCGCAGTTCATCGCGAGAGCCTGCGGGATCACATCGACCTCGGGGTACTGCGTGATCAGCACCATGAGGATGCCCGCTCCCGCAGCAACAGCAGACAGCCCGATCAGAGCTTCCAGGATCTCTTCACGCAACGGCTTGCCCGGCCGCGTGTACGTGGCCAGCTCATCGATGACCAGCAGCTCCAGCCCGCCGATCTGCTCGATAGCAGACGCCACAAGCTTGGACTTGCCGAGCCTGCCCAACTCCGCCTCACGCCGGTCCTTGTCCGCCAGCAGCCCCTTCAGCAGGGCGAGGAGCCGCTCGGGGCTGGGCTTGAAGTACGTAGAGGCGACCCCGGTCTTGGCGTATGCGTCCCACTCGCCGTTGTTCTTCCCAGCCACGATCCGCAGGTTGACCCGAGGGTCAAAGGCGGCGCCCACGATCAGGTTGGAAGCACCGACGCCCTTGCCCGAGCGGGTCATGCCCGCGATGACGAACGAGCTGTTATTGATGACGAGAGAGACGATGGCGCCGCGCTTGTTCCAGGCGACGGGCACACCGTGCGTCCAGGCGTCGATGCCGCCTCGCATGGCCAGAAGGGGGGACGGGCGGGGCGCGGCGAAAGGGTTGGCGTCGGTCATCCACAGGGAGACGCGGCGTTCGGTGCCAGCCTTGGCGATGTCGACCATCGAGCTGTCGCGGCCGAGCGCCCCGGCGAGCGCGTCCAGTTGCTTCTGCAGCATGGCGACGGTGACGCGGGCGGGCAGGTCGAACACAGCGGTGGTGTTGCCGTCCGTACCGCGCTCCGGCGCGGCGAGGACCGTGATCTGCTCGCGTCCCTTGACGATGCCGATCTCGCGCAGCGCCGTGTCCAGCTCCTCCACGGTCAGCGCCGGCGGCGGCGGGGCGTCGAAGGCTCGCTCGACGGCAGCCGACACGGGGACCGCCCCGTCCTGAGGCACAGCTTCGATCTCCTGCTGGTTCGGCTCCTCGACATCATCCACCGGTTCGGGTCGGCCGTGCCAGACACCGAGAGCCATCGCGCCGAGCCCCATGAGGAGGTCGACGACGGGGCCGCCCGTGACGGCGCCAACGGTGGCGCCGGTCGCAGCGGCGGCGGTCCAACCGCTGGTCTTCGCGAGCATGATCCGCTTATGGCGCTTGTAGGCGGCACGCCGCTCAGTCACGAGTTCCCGCATCTCGGTCTCGCGATCCAGGTTCCCCTTGGAAGCGCGGAGAGCCTGACGCGCGGTCTCGATCATCTGCGGGTAATCGTCGCGCCGAGCTTCCATCCAGCGACGACCGAGTTGCTGGTAGCCGCGGACGGACCAGCCGACGTACAGACGGTTTTCGACCGCGTGCCGCATCGCACGGTTGGACTGAATCCAGGTAGGCCGGACGGGCTCACCCTGATGCTCGACGACCGCTCCTTCTACAGGCTGCGGCTGGTCCTTGACGAGGCTCAGATTCGGCCGGCGGATAGCCGGTTCGGTGCGCATGAATTCCGGGACGTCGAGGTCGGTCTGGGAGTCCGCGGAGGGGGTGTGAATAGCCATTAGTGGGCTCCTCAGATGGTCTTGTTAGCTGACTGCGTGTCGGCCTGTTCGCGGGCCGCCTGCTTCTTTGCGGCATCGCAGTACGGTTGCGTGTCACCGGCCCGCCTGAGGGGCGGCACGCCCCCGTTGTGACGCCGACCGTCGGGGGTCCCCGGGGCCTTCTTCGCGCCGGGCGCCTTTTGGGATCCCACCTGCGACGAGTCGCCCAGTACCGGCATCTCCGAGATGGTCTTCATACGGGCCTGCGCGGCCCTGCTCTGGGCCTCCAATTCGGGCCGCACGCCGACCACCTTGGAGCCGGTGACGCGGTACCAGGCGTCCGCCCAAATCTGTTCGGTGACCGTGGCCGAACCCCGCGCGGAGCGCAGCGCCTCGGCGACCTCCCACACGTCGGGGTGTTGCTCCTGGCGGTCCTTGTCCTTACGCGCTTGCTCTTCGTCAGCGCGCTTCTGCTGCTCGGCCTTCTGTTCGGCGGCTCGCATTTCAGCGGCGGCCTTTTCTGCCTTGACCTTCTCGCGCTCCTCTGTCTCCTTCTTCGCCTGGCGCTCGGCTGCACGCTTCTCCCGCCAGGACGGAATGCCGTCGGCTTTCTGTGCGATGCCGTGCTCGTAGGCCATCAGCACGATCGGGCCAACAAGGGACGCGATGGCGCCGACCAGGCCGGCGTTAAAGCCGATCGCTTCGTTCGTCATGCCGCCGCGCATGTTGATCGTGGCCGCGATTGCGGCGCCAAGCATGATGCCGACCCGGTATGGGGCGACGTCCCGCCGGTGGGCCACTGCCCACGCAGCCCCGCACGCCAGGACCAGGGCGATGCCCTCCAGCATGGCGGGCGCGGCGACCAGAAAGGGGCGGCGCTCGTCCCAGAAATCGAGGAACTGCACCGGGGCGGCGATGATGAGGCAGACGGCGTAGATGCCGCGGGCGCCCCACTTCCAGTACCGCTCGGAGCGCTCTTGCTCGGCCAGCTGCTGCGCCTCGCGCTCGGCCTCCTCCTCTTCGGCCTTCTTCGCCTTCGCCTCTTCGGCGTTGGACTTCGCCGTGTCGGCGGCCTTCTTCGCGAGGTACGCCTTGTAGTCGGCCTTCTCCTTGCCCAGCCGCATCGCGGCGCGCTCGTTGGCGATGCGCAGCTTCTCGGCTTCCTCCTTCGCCGTGATCTTCTCGGCGTCTGCCTTGCCCTCGGCTTCGATCCGGCGGGCTTCCGCCTCGGACTCGGCACGGCTACGGATCGCCTCCGCCTCGGCCAGGGCAATCGGGTCGAACCGCGTGTCAGCAGCGGTGGCCTTGTCTTCGATGACGGTCGTCATCGGGCTTCTCCTTCCTTACTGGTGGGGCGGGGCGGTTAGGCGGCGGTTCGGTAGTCGTCGTGGGCGGCGGCGGAGGCGGGCTTGCGGATGCGCTGCTCCTCGACCGCGCCGTCCCCTGCGATGCCGGCCAGGACAAGGACGGCGATCACGATGCGGATTCCGGGCGGTACGGACAGGCCCATGAACCAGGCCAGCCCCGCGATCAGTAAGGCGACCCGGGCTCGGGTCAGGCCGATCAAAAGTCCGTGACGCATGACGGTGTCCTTTGACAGGGGTGAGGGTGGGTGCTGCGTCGGATCTCCTCACCGCCGGTACGAGACCGGCGGATCGGGCTACCGACGAGCGGGTTAGCGGGCGGGGCTGAGCTCTTCGGCGTAGAACCCGCGGTGGCCCCTGACCGCCTCGGCGACTCGACCGTCGATGCCCTTCACAGTCATCAGGCCGCCGGACTTCGAGCCGTCGTCGACGACAACGCCGGTCTTGCCCTTCGCTGTGCGGTTTTCGCGGCTGGGGTTGGTGACGGTGACGCGGTCTCCCTTGCGGAAGCGCATTTGGTGTCCTCTCGGTAGGCGGCCGGCTGGTCCGGCTCCCCGCGGTCCCGGCGCCAGCTGCGGTTCTGGCGTTGCTCCGGGGCCACAGGCAGCCGTTAGCGGCGGGCGAGACGCTTCTTCCGGCTGGCTTCTCGTATGGCAAGGACATCCGCCGGTGTGACGAGTACCTCGTCGTCCTGCTCGAACATGGCCCTGACGTGGGTGGGCTTGGTGTCGTACATCGGGCCGTAGCGCAGGCACACGCCCTGAGCCGAGTTCGCGCCGGACATCCACGAGCCGGTGATCGGCGAACGCTTATCGAAGACGTGCGAATCCCAGACCGGCTCTTCGCCCCACGGATTCACCGTGGTGTGGATCGTGTAGTAGGTCTTGCCGGGCACTACCTGCCGGCCGAACTTCTTGTAGTCGCCGGGCTCCCAAACAGTCATGTCTGTCTCCTCAACTCGATGCGTGGATGGGTGGGGTTCACGTCTGGTCCGGCTGGCCGGCTCCCCGTCCCGCTCGGTGGTAGCCCGAGCGGGACAGGCATCCGGTCAGTCCTTCTTGGACTCCGAGCGGCCGGCGAGCTTGGCCTCGCGGGCTTTGGCCTCGTCCTCGGTTGTGAAGTGGACCCAGGGGGTGTCTCCCTCGACCTGGTAGCGCGGCCGCGGAACGCCGTAGATCTCGCTGGGGACGTAGCTCTTGCGGATGGCCATGGGGTTCCCTTCGTCGGTGTGGTGTCGGTGTCGGTGCGTGCCCCTGCCTGCACTTGCGGCATACGTCCGGGAGACCGGGCAGGGGCTGGGGGTTAGCTGCTCTTGCGGTCGATGTCGTCGGCGACGCGGCGGGCTTCACGGGCGAACCCCTCGTGCATCTCCACGTCGGCGGTGTTGCCGGCCTTGCGGGCTTCGGCGGCGTATCGGTCGGCGTTCGCGGCGGCCTCGCGGTTGCCCTCGGCGGTGTCGAATCGGCTGCGCATGTGATGCCTCCTTCAGCGGCTGGTGGTGCGGTGGGCGTTGATCTGGGCGGGGGTGGCGCCGGCCCGGACCGCGGTGCGGATCGCAGCCTGGGCGGCGAGTCGAGCGCCGGGCTTCGGCGCCTCACCCCGCTCGATCGGACCGAGGTAGGCGTCCGCCTGGCGGGCAGCGGCGAGGACAGCGGCGGCGGACATCACGCGGCGGCCGGCTGACGGAAGCCGCGGATCTCGTCCATCAGCCGAGGACCGTCGGGATCCGCCTGATCCAGGTCGAGGGCGGCCAGCTGAATGCCCAGCTGACGGTCCAGGTCGCCCTTGGCAACGGCGTCGCGGTACTCGTTCAGGTAGGCGATACGGGTGTTCTCGGGCATGACGGTGGTCCTCTCGGAAGGTGTGGGTGGTGAAGAGGTACGGGTCAGGCGGTGGCCGGGGCGGCGGTCTCACCGCGGGAGACGCGGGCGGCATCGAGGTACCGCTGCGCCTCGTCGAGATCGAGGTTCAGCTGGTAGCGACCGAAGGCGTAGGCGCTAACGTCCTGTGCGGTGACGTCAGCAGTGACGGGGTGGTAGCGGAGGGACTCCGGGCGACGCCGGTCGGCCACCTCGCCGAGGAGGTGGTGGGCGACACGCATGAGCTTCTGGTGACGCTGGCGGGCCTGGTACTTGGCGAGCATCGGACGAGTCCTTCCGGTTCGGGTCGGGGTGATCTGCGTGGGGAGTGGGTCTTTCAGGCGCGGTAGACGGGCGGACGGACGCCCGCGCGGAGTTCGCGGATGATCGAGCAGGGGCCCTTGGTCGCGCAGTACGCGTCGTCGGTGTCCGGCAGGGCGTTACCCGTGGTACCCCGCATGTCGCGGGTGGGATGAGGTGAGGTTGGAGAGCCGCGCCCGGGACGCCGGGGGTAGTCAGCCCGCAGGCGCGGCGGTCAGAGGGTTACAGCGACCCGCCGGGAGTCCGCTTCGGAAGCGGCGGCAGAGCGGGCGGAGGATCAGCCCGGTCGTGCTGAGGCTCAGGCTCAGACGACACCGTCACCGCCCCCGAACCGGCTGAACCGCATACCGAGCAGCCGACTCATACGCCTCACGAGCCGCCCACCTGTACATGTCCAGCTGACCGTGCGACGGATGACGGGGATCGGCAGAGATCGCGACGATCCGGGCCGTAAGCCCGTCCCCGCGAATCTGCTCCGCATGCGCAAGCTCCGGAGCCACAGACGGATCCGAGTCGCCCGGGAACGGGGCAGGACAGGTAGCCATCACGCCACCGCCAGAGCGGAGGCGTCGATCAGGTGCAGCAGGCCAGCCCGCTCCAGCACAAGCCGGGCTTCGACCATCGTGTCCTGCGCGAGAGCCAGGGAGTCGAACTGGGCGGCGGACATACCGCGGGCATCCAGGCCGGCCAACTCCACGACCCGCAGCGCAGCGACCTCGAAGCGCGTGACCGCACGCTGAACCTCCGGCGAGACCCGGACGTGCGAGCCGAACTTGTGGGCGGCGATGTCCGCCGCAGTCATGGCGGGGGTGGTGCTGGGGTAGCAGCCGGCCGGTACGGAAGTGGCGGTCGGGGCGCTAGCAGTACTACGCGGGACGCAAGTACTATCGGTCATGTCTGGTCCTCCTGGTGATGCAGGTGGAACTGGGCGCCTCGGCAAGGTGTGCAACCACCTAGCCGGGATTGAGGCCCTTCCCGGTGTGCAACCACTGGGGAGGGCCGCTTCCAGCCCCGGCCTGGTGTGCAACCACCTGCCGGGGCTTCGTTCGTCTTCGACACTAGAGGAGAACTTGCGTGTTGACAAGTACTGCCCACCGAGTGGAAAGTTGTAGCCATGACCCCAGATGACGAGAAGGGGGGGATGCCCGAATTCGTCACCTTCACGCAGATCGCGAAGCGCGTGAACGAACAGGACCTGGTTAGCCGCCCCATCACTCGGCAAGGCGTCCGATACATCGCCGACCACGACCCCGACTGGCCTGTCCCGCAGGACCGCTGGATGAAAATTGGCTCGGCCTGGGCAATGCCCTGGGAGCCGATCGAGAGGTTCTTCCGGGAGCGCACCACGCCTCGCGGAAGAGGGCCGGTCGCCAAATCGGACGATGCGCCACCGAAGAGCTCCGAGCCGGAGCAGTAATTCTTCATGCCCCCAGCGCACCACCACGCTGGGTCACGATCCAGATCCAGCCTGTTGTCAATCGGCAACAGGCGGATCTGAAAACACCAACCCCCTCCGCACCATTCGAATACGGCGACAGGATTGCGGCATGACCTTCGGATCGGAGCTCCGCCACTACCGGCAAGACGCCGGAATGTCTCTCGCTGAACTCGCTTGCCGCGTCCACATGACTAGGGCCCACATCCATAACGTCGAGACCGGGCGCCGCGCCCCGAGCAGCGATCTCGCCGCAGCGGCCGACGTAGCCCTCGCAGCATGTGGCCGGCTGGTCGCCGAGTTCGACCGGGAGGACCGGGAACGGCAACGGCAAGCCGCCACCCGAAAGACTCTCGCTGCTTCCCTCGCCACCTCGCGAGATCTGATGGCGCTGGCCGACCTGGAGCTCGATGAATTGCAGGCGGGAGTGGAGGAGACCGCGGTCGACTACCTCGGAACCGCGCCGGGCCCGATGCTGCTGCGCGCTGACTCGCTTCGCCGTGATGCCCTGGCGCGCCTGCGGGACTACAGGCACGGGCCGCACGAGCGAGCCGATCTGTACGTCTCCGCAGGACGACTCTCCGGCATCCTCGCCTACGCCGCCCTCGACCTCGGCGACTCGGCAGCGGCGTTAGAGCACGCGCGGGCGGCCGGACGTTGCGCCCAGTACGCCGGCGACACTGAGCTGCTGATGTGGGTGCGCGGCACCCAGTCGCTGATCTCCCGCTTCGCCGGCGACTACGGCATCGCCCTCGACTACGTGCGAGACGGGCTCCAGTACGCCGGTGACGTGCCCGGCACCGGCGAGGCGCGCCTGCTGTGCGGCGAGGTCCAGTGCCTGGCGAACCTCGGCGACTCCCGGGCGGCGAACCGGACGCTGCGCCTTGCCGAGCAGGCGCGGGAACGCGTGCAGCGACCCGACAGCCTGACCGGTCTCTTCGAGTTTTCCGAGACGAAGCAGCGCTACTACGCCGCCAGCTCCCTGATCTGGCTGAACGGCGGCGACGACGCGCGAACCGCGGCAACCGAAGCCGAGGCGGCAATCGCATCGTGGCAGCAGATGCCGCCCGAGCAGCGGTCCCTGGACGACGAGCGACTGTGCCATATCTACCTGGCCACCGCCCAGGTGCAGCTCGGCGAGGTGGAAGCGGCCGCGGAGTCCATGGCCCCGGTGCTGGCGCTGCCGGTCGAGGATCAGATCAGTTGGATCAACAAGCGGGCGCACCGGGTCGGCTCGATCCTCGCCGCGCCCCGCTACCACCAGTCTTCTGCTGCCGTCGATCTCCGGGAAGCCATCGCGGCCCTCGGTGCCTGAGCAGCAGAAAGGCCGGGCGGTCATCACCCGCCCGGCCAGTTCGACCAGCGGGCTGCAACCCGCTGACCAGTAGAGATCCACACGCAAATGAGGAGAACTCTGCCATGACTGTACTCGCTCCCGAGATTCCGTCCCAGACCAACCCAGCCGAGTGCCTGGTCTCACACCCGACCGCGTGCCCGTCGTGGTGTCGGGACCGTCACGCCCCCGTAGCGCACGAGTTTGGCCCGTCGGTGACGTCGCACTGGGGCGTGCAGGCCCGGCTGGACAATCCGGCGGCGTTCGGCGCCGGTGAGTCGTTCATGCGGGCGGAGCTGTACCGCTACGACGCCGGCTCGGAGGTCGGCGCCACCACGATGTACGTGCAGGGGCAGACCGACGTCGAGATGACGGCTGCGGAGGTGGACGTGCTCCTGGTCCAGGCGCAGGCGTTCGTGGACACGTTGCGGGTGTTGCGCGCGCAGATGGGCTGATCGCCCCGAGTTCCTCACGGCCGGGCAGCCTCAGCTGTCCGGCCGTTCTCAGTTCTCCCGCGGGTGCAGCACTCGCGAATCCTGGAGCGTCCATGCACGAAACGAGTCCTGCCGTGGGCCCGCTGATGGGGGCGGGCGGATGCTGAAGATCCGCCGTTCGAAGCCCGTCGACAACTTCACCATCTTGCCGAACGCCCTGCTGCGCGACGATCGGCTGACGTACTGCGCCCGCGGCGTGCTCGCTGAGCTACTGAGCCGCCCTTCGGGCTGGGAGACGAACGCGGACGCCTTGTCAGAGCGGGCGCGCCGGCACCGCGGGGATGTCGTCGGCGAGGGGCGGCGTGGGTTGCGGGCCGCATTCACCGAACTGGAGGCGGCCGGCTACATCGTCCGTCGAAGGGAGCAGGCATCGAAGGGGCGATTCATCACGGTCCTTGAGGTCTACGACATCCCACAGGACCGAGGTACCGCTCGCGGTACGTCGGCAGACGGTACGTCGGCCAGCGTGACGTCGGCGGGCGGTACCTCTTCAGTAAGTACTGACGGAGGAAGGACTGATGAAGAAGATGCTGGCGAAGAACACTCCTCCGCGCTCGCTGGCGCTCGCGCGGGCCAGCAAGCCGGCCCGCAAGATCGACGGCGCGAGCAGCTCAACCGGCTGTACGAGGCCGCCAACGACCTCGACGATGACCAGCTGCGCCGACTGCTCCTCCAGTTCGAGAAGAAGCGGCCACGGATCTACCGGGAACAGCGGCAGTCGGCCCTCGCGCAGCTGGAGCGGGAATCGCCAGAGATCCTGCGCACCGCGAACTCAGTACGCGCTGTGGACCTGTTGAGCTTCAAATACGCGCTGATGCACTACCAGGAGCCAGGCATCCCGGAGTGGCTACGCCGCTTCCCGCAGCCGCGATGACACCACACGGCCCTATCCGCACACTCACGAAAGGAACGATCACCGATGGACGACATGATCCCGTACACCCACTGGGCGTACTTCTCCGACGAGGCCGGCGCCCGCCGCTGCGCCCAGGCCCTGCCCGACTTCGTGACACGTGTCCGCAAGGCGGCCGAGGGAGGCGAGTGGCTGCTGCTGGCCGGGCGGGACGTCGTCCGTGACCGTCTGCCGGAGCGGCACAGGGAGGTCGAGGAAATCGTCACCCGGCACGGCGGCAAGTACGACGGCGGCGAAGCCACATACCTCGGAACGGGACAGCCGGTCGCGGACCCGATGCTGATCCAGGATGGTGAGGGTGACGATGCCTGATCAGCCCATCGCCGCCGCCGTAATCGTTCGGGGCTGCCGCGTGCTGCTGGTACGCCGAGCGGTCGAAGAAGGCGATCTGCGCTGGCAGTTCCCGGCGGGCAAGCTCGAGGCCGGCGAGACCGCGGAGCACGCAGCCGTCCGTGAGACCGAGGAGGAGGCCGGGCTGACCGTCGAGGCGGTCAAGACGCTGGGCAGTCGTATGCACCCGAAGACCGGCCGACTGATGCACTATGTCGCTTGCTCCCCCGTATCCGGTGAGGCGCACGTAGCCGACGAGGAGGAGCTCGCCGAGGTCGCGTGGGTCGCACACGGCGAGATCCCCGAGTACGTGCCCTACGGGCTGTTCGAGCCCGTGCAGGCGTATCTGGACGGGGAGCTGAGTGAGACGTGAGCGCTCCCCTACGGCGGCCTCCTTCACCGGCTTGGTCCGTCCTCATCCGGCCTGCGCGTCGGAATGGTGCGTTCCGCCTCGTGTGCGCCACCCTCGTAGACTCGCTGTGCCCACCCCGAGAGGATTGATCGCTGATGCGCCCGCAGAGGTTGATGGAGTTTGTCGCCGAGACGCTGACCAATGCCCCCGAGGTGCAGCGCGCTGTGCCGTGGCAGGAGGGTGGCGTCCGGCCGTATGGTGTGCAGGTCACGTTCCTTACGGGCGCGGAGTTGTGGCTCGGGGTTATGGCGCAAGCCGCGCCCGGCGAGAGCTATGACGAGCCGGAGGTGCCGGTGACGGCGGAGCCGCCGGCGGAGGTGGCGGTGCCGGAGCTGCTGGAGGGCGGCAAGGTCACGCCCTTGTCGGCGGAGGCGTACATCGCCGCGGTGTTGACGAACTCGGGTAGCGCGGAGATCAAGCGGGCGTATGGGTATTCGGAGGGGGCGACGATGACCAGGCCGACGTCGGCTCCGGGTGTCGGGCTGGAATTTCATTCGGCGGGGCGGGGCTTCTTGCCGTTCATTCACACGGCTCGGGCTGGCCAGGGGAAGGGCCGGCAGGCGTTCGATCTTCAGGAAGCGTTCTGACCACTTCCGCTGGGTAGCTGAAGGTGTCGCCTCACGCGGGGCGGCACCTTTCTGCTTGGAGGTGGCCATGGAGCGCAAGATCGAGTTAGGTACGGCGTCATGCCCGTCGTGTCAGCAGACGGTGGGGAGTGAGCCGGGGCAGCCTGTGACGCCGCACCAGAAGGCTGACGACAGCCGCGAGCAGTGCCCTGGCGGCATCGGGCAGTAGGTGGCTTGAGGCCCCGCCTCTTTGGGGGTGGGGCTTTGCTGTGCGCGCCCCTCGGTGCGCTTCTTGCGCCCCCTGCTGAACGTCTCGTTCCGCTGGGAGCCTGTCCGTCTTCTGACTGAGGGGGATCGATGGCGCTTGCCTGTCCGCGCTGCAAGGACCACACGCAGGTTTTGCATCGGCCGGAGTATTGGCGCTCGTTGTCGCAGGACGCAGAGGCGAAGAAGTTGCACGCGCCGCCCCCGGAGTACGCGGTGCAGTGGCTGCTGCCGGCTGGCATAGGTGCTCTAGGCGTGGTCGCCTTCGTCACCGGAGCGATAGCCGCTGGCATCGTCCTCCTGATCGGCGCGGCCGGGATCGGCTACTGGCTATCGCGGCGGGCCCAGGCGGCGGAGGATGCGCGGGCCCGGTGGGAGCGGTCGTTGATCTGTAAGCAGTGCACGGCCGTGTTCCCGCGGGAGGATGCTGTCGCGGTGTGAGGGTCGCGCTGTAGTTGCACCAGGTCGTCGGGAATTCGGTGCCACTCCGCGGGATCTGCTCCGCTGGTCGAACAGGGATGCGGGGCGGCGCGGGCACGGGCGGGTGAACGGGCGAGGAACCGGGCGCGCCGCTACAAGCCGGCCGCTAGCCTCGCCGTCCCCTGACCTGAGGAGAGCTCGTGACGTCCATCCGCACTTTCAGCGGCCCGATCTTCCTGTGCAAGACGTGCGGCCAGCCGTGCTTCGAAGGCAAGGAGGCGGGGCTGGAGCACTTTATGGAGCAGTGGGACGGGATCTTCTGCCCGATGTTCCCGCTGGCCGGCGAGCGTCTCGAGGTGGGGTGGGACGCGATGTCGCTGGATGACTTGAAGGAGAGCTACCCGGACACGTACCCGTATGAGCTGGCTGCGGGACCGGATGCGGTGGCCGGGTAGTCGTTGCGCTGTTGGGGTGGTCTTGCCGGGCCTGGAGGCCGCCCGCCTGGGGCGTCTGGACGGCTCGTGCGGGCAACCTTCCGAGGCCCGGCGGCGGTCGATAGGGTGGGTTGCCTGGGGGGTTCTTCTCTGCCGCGGTGGATCTGTCGAGGGGCCGCTGGTGTCGTCTCGTCTACGGTGGCGGAGGGGGACGAAAGGGGATCGCGATCATGCCGAGCGTGGAGGACGTCGCCGCGTACATCCTGGCGAAGGACGGCCCGATGTCGGCGATGAAGCTGCAGAAGCTCTGCTACTTCGCCTACGGCTACCACCTCGCGTGGGAGGACCGGCAGCTGTTCCCTGAGCGGTTCGAAGCCTGGGCGAACGGGCCTGTCTCCTACGAGCTGTACGACCAGCACCGCGGCCGATACCAGCTCAATGCAGGCGACGTGAACGGCGACCCTTCGCTGCTGGATGACGGCGAGCGGGAGTCCGTGACCATCGTCCTCGACTCGATGGGCGTCTACTCCGCGCACGAGCTGTCGGCGATGACGCATCGCGCCGGCCCGTGGGTGCAGGCCCGGGAGCGTGCCGGCGCAGCCGATCTGCAGCGAAGCAACGAGGAGCTGAGGGATGCGGACATCGCCGACTTCTTCGGCGCGCTGGTGAGCCAGGACGACGAGTAGCCGCGGGCGGGGGCAGAGGTGGGGAAGAAGAAGCTGTCTGTCCCGCAGTCGAAGACTGCCGAGGGGAAGCGGACAGGTAACCCGGGTGTTCTCCTGCCGGGCGCCGACACGTCGCATGAGCGGGTCTCGTGGCGCTTCTCGCAGGTGGATCACGATGGGCCATGGGGCTTCGGTGAGATGGTGCCGGGCATGCTCTGCGAGGTCTTGCGGAAGCTGTCGCATTGCGAGTCGATGACCGTCAACGAGCTTCGGGGTAGTTGGCGACTGTTCAAGGAGTACGACCTTCCTGGCGGCCTGTGCCGGGACGCTTTAGACCGGCTCGAGGCTTTGCGCCGGGATGACATGACGAAGATCCAGCGTCTTGAGTTCACGGGCACGCAGCGCCTGTACGGCTTCCTCGAGGGCAATATCTTTCACGTCGTGTGGTGGGACCCGAACCACCAGGTGTATCCGTCGAAGCTGAAGCACACGTGACGCTGCCCCGCCCGATCACGCTGGGCGGGGGCAGGTCAGGCGTCGTGACGGATCACGGGCACGCCGACCGCGGGGTAGCGTTCGGGTGTGGAGTGGGAGATGTGGGAGATACGGCACCAGACGAGGTACGGCTGCGGATCGTGGCACCGCGCGGTCCAGCAGGCTGGCACGCTCCTCGACTGGGAGATGGAGCACCGCGGCATCGACGCGGAGGAGCGCCTCCGTTTGGTCTACGCCCGGCCGGCGCTGGAGCGGGAGTGGGCCGACCAGAAACGTCTCGCCGCTCTGGTCTTGTGGCGGGCGGCCTACGACGCCGACGTTCTGGTGGACGACGTGGTGCTCGGTACCATCCGGCGCTACTACGGCCGCATCCTCGGCGCCCAAGCCCTGCGCGACGGCCCGGTCCCAGACGCCGCGCGCGAGATCATCGACGGAGACGGCCCGTCGCCCGAGCTGCTCCACCAGGTGGCAATCATCCTGGACAAGCACGCCCTCGTCGATGAGGCGACGCCACATCGGATCGGGCCACTCACCACCGTCGGGTACCGGGCCCGGGACCTGCGGTCCACGCCCGGTTGGGCTGAGGGCGACTGGACAGCAGACCTGAGGATCGCGCGAAAGTATCTGGATCACGCCTGGCAGAAGCGCGAGGACGGAAGCTGGAGAGTAACCGCGGCGGATCTTCAAGCCGCGGCCCGAGCGGTGCCCGTCGAGCCGACCTACGACTATCCCGCCGCGCCCGTCGGTCCGGACGGGTACCGGCTGTGGCTGCAAGAGGCGCACTACCTGCTCTCCGTCGGGACCGCCCTGGCCGCAGTGGCCGGCACGCTGCCGCGCACAAGCGACGGCTACATAGGCCCCCTGGCCATGGTTCTCTCCGGCCACGCCGGCGCCTGTCTCCAGTTGCACGACAGCGTCGTCGACGTTGAGCACCTTTGGTCGGCCGAGCCGGTTCAGCCAGTCGACCTGAGCTATTGGGACCTGTCGCATGTCCCCGCCTCGCTCCTTAGGCGGACAGATGAGATCAAGGTGCTCATCCAGGACCTTCGCGTCTGGCTCACCGTCCTCGCCTCGTAGGCCACGGCCCGCGACTACTGGCAGGGCGTGGGGCGCGCGTGCAACCGCTCTTCCCGCACGGCCGTCACGGGAAGGATCGTGACGGCGATTGCCTGTCAGGGAGATCCGGTCACCACCAGCGACCCGTCCGTCACTCTCCGGGTCTCCCTGACCCTCAGTTGCGGAGACGAGTAGAGCAGCGCGCCACCTCGGTACAGCTCGTACTGGTACCACTCGGCCCGCTCCAGGGAGCGGCGCTGCTGCGGGTCGGCGTCCGGCAGCGTGAGCTCAACAACCCCGGCACCGGCGCGCATGATGCCCTGGGACGTGATGCTCCCGGTGATGGTCATCGAGGCGGAGCCGGTGGTGAGCAGGACGGCGTCACCGTGTATCGGGCGAGGGCCGGGGTACCCGGTCACGCTGTCACCCCCGCAATGTCGCCCGTGGGCCTGGCGATTCGCATCTCATATTGCGCCGTGTCCATCTGCGCTCCTCCTGCCGACTGCATGCCGTGCTCATCCTCGCGGTGCCGCACAGGTCTGCGCCAGCATCCGGCCAGACAGTGGGCGAAGTGCGGCGGCGCTGGACGCCCAGATAACGTGGCTGTCGCCCGGCGGGTGCTGGTGCTGACGATGGAGGAGACGGGCATGAGATGGGAGCAGGCATACGCGCGGGCGGGAGAGCTGGCCGCACTGGACCAGCCGGTCGTCGACGACAGCTGGGACTGCACCGGTGTGCGCGGCATCCTGGCCATCGCGCTGACCAGCCTCAGCGAAAGCGCCAAGGACCCGGTGCAGACCGGAGATCTGCTGTCGCACCTCGAAGCGGGCCCGGCCGCCGTGCGGAGGCTGGCCGCCGTCCTGCTCGGCGATGACCTGGCGCACGCGACGGACATCGACCCGGCGACCGTGGACATGAATGATCCCGTGGTGGGGGCGTGGGTGTGGCTGACGCGCTCCTGGCCGGCCGACGGCCCGTGGGATGGTATGAGCCGCGGCGTCGCCCGTGGCCTGACAGCCCCTGCCCTCGACATCTTGACCGGCTGGGCGGCAAGGGCCGCGTTGACGGGGCTGCACGCCGAACGCGGCGTGGAGTCGAACAGCTTCTGAGGCCCGGCGGGGATACCGTCATCTGCCCAGCGCTGCGCCTGTTGTTAGTGTCGTCGCGTGACCACGCCAGCGGAGCGCCTCGCACAAACCCTCGAGACCGTGCTCGAGGACCTGTCCGCCGAGCCGACGCCCCCAGCCCCGGTGTCGACACCAGCAGGACTCAATCCCGCAACCGTTTACCAGATGCGGATCCGCACACTCACGGTCCGGCGTCCCGTCCAGATGCGGGCCGAGGGCGATGACTTCCCGGGCCTGGACAGCGAACCGCTCTACGTCACCGAGTGGATCGAAAGGCGGATGACCTGCCGTAACTGCCGGAGCGGCACCGATCTTTCTCTCCGGGGCAAGTGGGGCGACCTCGCCACCGTCGTCTGCATGGCGTGCGACCACACGTGGCCCGCCCCGCTGCCTCCGGCGGCAAGCGTCCATGCCCTTCAGGCCGCCATCGCCCAGAGCGCCGAGAAGAGCGGCGGGCTGCCGACCGAGCCGGCGTAAGCAACGACCGGGTCGTCATCGTCTGGGACCAGATGTCGCTCGAGAACGTGAAGACCAAGTACCCGGACCACTACCCGCGGTGCGCGGCGGCGTCGACGGCCTTCGGTTCGTAGGACGACCAGCGAGTCGCGGGGCTGGTCGTCTCCAGATCGAAGCCGACCAGCCGGCCCAGATGCCATTCGCTCACAACTTGCCCTGTCCGTCGAGTGCGTTCACCGTGGCGCAGGGCCACCCTGTGTCGCCGTGGTTTGCTACAGAGATCGCAGTAGGCAGTTCCGTCAGCGCCGAGGCGTCGAGCGTGCAGTACACGCACACGTCGAACCGCAGCCTAGGCCTCATCCCGAGCTTTGCCGATCGGGCCCGCCAGGTGCATCACGGCTTGCACGAGGTGCCGGGGAACTCGGCGAAAGTTGATCGACCGGTTGCCGTTGTCGCGCTCTGCCTCGGCGATCAGCTCTGCGATGACGGTCGGGAATTCGCTCGTGTCAATGCGGCGCGCCATCATGCCTCCTGGGCGGGATCTACGTGGTGGCAGGTGCAGGTGCACTCTTCCCCGGTGAACTTGTTGTTGAGCCGGCACCGCTGGTGTAGTTGCCGCGCCCAGCCCGTGGCGTCCGGGACGTCGGCCGCGTCGACGCGGAGTGCAGTGTCGCAGCCGGTGGACAGGTACGGCGGGGTGTCGATGGCGGCCAGGATCTCCGGAGGCAAGAGTTCACTGGTCGAGCCGGGTGGGTTGACGTAGCCGGGCGTCAGGTTCGGGCCGACTGTGCGGTCTTCGGTCACGGCTGCTCCTGCTCGCTGCTGGGTGTGTTGTATGCCTCGACAACAACTGTCGTGGTCCGGCGGGCGATGCGGAACTGGTAGCCGGGTCGCCATTTGCGACGTGCCGCGAGTCGCGCTGTGGCGAAGTCCGGATCCGTGGTCGTACTGCTTGCCTGCTCCCATGTGCCGTCGGGCTGCTGGCCTTGGACGAAGTATTCGACGGTCTCCCGCCGCTCTGCGGTGGTCATCTCGGCAGCGGTGCTGATCGCCGGGTAGAGGTCGGGGAACGCGAGGCAGGCGTCGATGACGTGGGCGATGGTCTGCCGGTCCTTGGCGATGGGCTCGCCCTGCGGGTGCCGCATGCCCTGGACGTAGCCCATGACAGCGGCGTCATGGACCAACGCCTTCTCCCAGTCGGTGAAGGAGGCGAGGACGACATTCACGGCGTCGGTGCGGTGGACAGCCCGCTGCTCCAGGTAGTCGGCCAGGAAGCTGGGCAAGGCGGCATTGTCGGTCACGGCTGCTCCTCGGAGATGGCGAGGTCGGTAGGGCGATACGCATTGGGTGTTGGGCACGCCGCGAGGTGCGGCGGGCTGGGGTTAGTTGAAGGTGACGGTCATGGCGTCAGGCGAGTGCACCGTCGGGTCGGTGCCGTTGTCGCGGTCGAGGATGCACCGCTCACCGCGCTGCCCTTCGGGCGCCATGTACAAGTGCCGGCCGCAGAAGTAGCCACCGCAGCCGTAGTCGTCGCCGCCAGGGGTCTCCCCGCACAGGTGCGCGAGGCCGCGGTCGATGCGCTCGGTGCAGCCGGGCTGCTCGCAGGTGGTCGGGACGTCGTAACCGGCCTCGATCGTTTGGCCACGGCGGAAGATCTCGTATCGGGCGTATCCCATGAGGTTCTCCTACGGTTGGTCGTTGTGTCGGACGACGCGGTCCGGGTTAGGTGGTGGACTGCTGGTGGGCGTGGGGGCGGGGAGACGGGCTGTCGGGGTCGACGTCGAGGTGGGTGAATCGGACGGGCTTGCCGAGGCTGCGGGCGTACCGGACCTCTGCGCGAGTGGAGTCGCCGATGTAATCCCCGACGACGAGCACCTCGTCCGCGAGCCGGATCTTCGCCCGGTGCAAGTCGTCGAGGCGGACCTTGAGCGCCTCGGCCTCGGCGGGGTCGTCCCAACGCGGGTGCGCTTCCTTCATGTTGCAGCCGGGCGCGACAACGATGTTGCCGTCGGCGGTCTCGAGAAGGTTGGCCTCCTGCATCTCGGCCATGAAGCGGGTAGATCCGCAGATGACCACGATGCGCGGCAGGTTGAGGCGCTGCTTGGCGTCGGCGAGCTTCTCTTCGGCGGTGAGCAGTTGCGGGTAGGACATGGTCACTTCTCCTTCTCGGGTGTCCAGTACGGGGCGTCGGGACCGTGGGCGGCGATACGGGCGTGGACGTTGCGGAGGGTGGAGACGACCAGATCAGGGCGTTCCCCGTCCGGGAAGGTAGGGCGGTCGGCGCGGTGGATTTCGTCGGCAACACGCTTGCGTTCATCAGCACGGGCCTCGGCTTCGACGGCGTCGAGTAGTTCATCGAGGGGGCCGTCGTCGAGGTGTGCGCTGGCGGCGTAGTTGTAGAGGTCGTCGCGGGCGGTCATGGGCTCCTCAAGGGTTCGGGCCCGCCGCGAGGTGCGGCGGGCAGGGGCGGGGTTTTCAGGCGCCAGGTTCGGGCTGGCAGTTGGCGTTGTCGCCGCGGGCGTAGCTTCGGGCGGCCATGCTGCAGAGGGCTTCGCGACCGGTGCGCATGAGGTCATCCCAGGCAAGGAGCGGGGGCGTCGGCACATCGGCCATCCCCTGCGCGATCGCAGCCTTGAACGCGGAGGCGATAGGTGAGGAGAGACGGAACACGCCCTGCTCGTAACCGCGTTCAAGGGTCCAGGTGGTCAGGGTCAGGTCGAATCCAGCGTCGCCAACCGGGGTCAGGCTGAACGCGGTCACCGGCTCTGGCTGCTGCGCGGCAAGGGCGGTCTCTGGGGTGGTCATGCTGCTGCTCCTCGGATGTGTGCGGTGAAGGTGGCGCCGGCGGCTTCCTGGAGTTCGCTGGCGAGGATGATGGCGGTGTCCGGCCGCAGGGTGACTTCGGCTGCGTCGAGGCCGACGACCGTCTCCAGGTCGTCGCGGGCCGCGTCGATCGCGGCGGGATGCCAGCCCGTGTCGTCGTCGGGGTCCGTGGTGCGCTGCACTACCGCGGCGAGCCGGTCCAGGGCATCGATGACGGCGGTCTGGTCATCGGCCCACGCGCGGGCCAGCTGGTCGAGCGTCTCGGCACGTATCACGTCGACGCGGAGGATCACGCCGAGGCCGAAGCCGTCCAGGCGGGCGGACAGGTCGGCGGCGGTCACAGGGAACCACCCTCACGAAGCCGTTCCGCCACGGTCCGACGCGACGGCTGCGCCCACTCCAGCAGGCTGTGCAACTGGTCCCCGGACCCACTGACCTGGGTGTGCGGAATGGCGCCGAGGTCGTCGCGGACGCCCCTGGCCTCCTCGGCGGACAGTTCGACGACGACCGTGCCGTCGTGCTTCATGCTGACGATCTCCATGCGGTGCTCCTTCGATTCGGTGCGGGCGGGAAGGGCCGCCCCACGCTGGGGCTTGGGGCGGCCGCAGGGGCATCAGCGGATGGGCTCGGTGCGAGCGACGTACAGGGCTTCGCGGTGGGCTTCCATGGCCTCTTCGCGGGTGTCGCTGCGCACCTCATCGGCGTCGATGACGTGCTTGCCGACGCGCTTCCCGGTGTGCCGCCGGTCGGGATGGTCGTCGAAGATGACGGTGCTGTAGCGGCGGAAGCCGATCTGGACGGTGGAGACCGTCAGGTCCTTCTCTGCGCCCTTGACCTTGGCCTGACGAACGATCTTCGGGAACACGGTGAACTCCCTACTGGGAATGCGGGCGGACTGCTCGGTGGGGGTGCCCTTCCCGGCGGCGTCGGCCATGCGGCGCAGTTCCTTACCGACACCAGCGGCGACCGACGCGGCGTACTGCCCGGCCTCGGTGTCGCCGCAGGAACGGGCGGCGCGTACCGCCACCTCGGCGGCCTCGCGCAACACCTCGGCGCGCGCTTCAGCGCGAACCTCGTCCAGCAACGCCTGCGCCTCCGCATGCGTGTGCGTGGCGTTCAGTACGTTCGCGATCCGCTCGGACGCCGGCAGTGCCTTCTCCGCCGCAATCTTCGCTCGGACTCGGGCCTTCGCGGCTTCCCTGCGCTCGTTCATGGAGAATCCCTTCGATGCGGGCTGGCTGGACTGGGCGGCGAAGTCGGTCTAGCCGACCTCCGCGGGGCGGCAGTTGACGATCCGGTCGATGCGGAAGGTGCGGTCCTCGCCGCGCATCCGGTCGTGGCCGCGGACGGTGATCGCACCGGTGCTGGTGGCAGCGAGTTCGGCCGGCTCGATGACCCGGGTGGACTCGGTGCCGTCCGCCTTCCGGTAGCTGATCTCAACCACCTGGTCGAGGTCGATCGCCCGGAACAGGTCGGCCAGCAGACGGAAGATTCGGGAGAGGGCGCCGCGGGCGATGGCCTCGGTAGCGGCGAGTGCGGCACGGATCGTGCGGCGAATCGTGGTGACAGTGCGGTACATCTTGGACTCCCCCTTGTACCTGGTGTAGCTACACCGTACAGTTGGGTGTAGCTACACCGCAAGCCATTCGCTGAAGAATCTGTAGCTACACCCGACAGGGGATGTGTAGCTCCATAGAGGGGAGACTGCTTTGCAGCCCGTAGCTACACCTGGATACGGTGCGACCATGTCGCCCAACGTGCCCAAGACCCCGCCCCGCCAGATCCGCATCGGGGACGCCTGGTACGACTTCGACGCCGCTGCCAAGGCCATGAGCACAGAGCGCGCGGCACTCATTCGCGACTTCATCGACTGGTACCTGCGGGAACCCGGCGCCAAGCTGCCCAAACGGCCGGAACGCGCTGACTGGAAGGCCAACCCCGAAGATGCAGGCGGCGAGGAGGCGTGACGTCGAACGGACGCACCGCCCTCTACCGGCTCCGCGCGGCGGACCATCGGTTGCTGTACGTCGGCATTAGCACCAACCCCGACATGCGCTGGGGGCAGCACTCCATCACCAAGCCTTGGTGGAGCGCTGTCGAATATCGCGAACTGGAGTGGCACGAGAGTCGCGCCCTCGCTGAATCGGCAGAGCGGGCGGCGATCCGAAACGAACACCCAATCTGGAACGTCGTCCACGCAGTTTCCGATGCCGCATCCAGGACCGACATCCCCGCAAAGATCCTGAGGGCGATGCGTATGCGGGACAGAGCCGACTTGGCAGTGGTCGACGCTCACAATCAACTCGTTGAGAGCGTGGTCTCCGCGCTGCTGGTCGGGATGATTGGCCCGACTCGGGCAGCTCAGCTCGCAGGGTGGGAGCCGTGCACTGTGCGCAAGTATGCGCGACTCCACGCCGTCCCGCCGACGCCACCAGGTTTGAAGACCCCCACAAAATGGAGCAAGTCGAGGGGAATACCTGTCGACGAAGTCGTAGAGCGTCAGATGGAGGCGGAGGATGCGATCAAGGCCGCGGTTCGCCGACTGAAGACTTGCAGAGCCCGCTTGGCGAAGCGTAAGACCGAGGTGACGGACGCGATCAGGGAAGGACGTTCGCCTCGAAGCTCCGCACCCCCCGACGCCTGACCTGCCCCACCGGAGCCGCACCCTCCATGGGTGCGGCTTTCGTGTGCCAGCGGCCAGCGGGTTGCCTGTCAGCGCGTCCACCGGGCCGCGGTGGCGACCGGCGGCGCCTACCGGTACTCGATCCGTACCGGGGCGAGCATCGGGCCGAGCGCCATGTACGCGAACCAGACGGCCAGCAAGGCGCACAGGAGCCTCATCGCGCACCGCCGGCCGACGGGTCGGGCGGGGCCGACTCGCCGGGCGACGGGTGGCACTCGTCCAGTGCGCGTCGGAGGATTTCCGCGGCGATGTGGAGGCCGGCTGCGATGCCGCTGTGGGCGATGGTTGCCTCGTCGCTGCGGGAGGCGGCGGTGTCGCGTTCGGCTTTGGCGTGTTCGGCTTCGATGCGTGCGAGGGCGACGTGGGCGGGGGCGACGTGATCCGGATCGCCTGTACGGCCGCCTGCCGCCCTCTCGGGTGCTTCGACGCCCTGGGCGCCGTTCTCGCTGCACGGGGCGCCCAGCGGGCCGCTGAGGGCATTCTCGGCGCCCTCTCGGTCCTTGTACTCGGTTCCGGTCGCTGGTTCCTGTCGGTGGGTCACTTCGGTGCCTCCCGTGGGGTTGTGAGGCCGCGTGACGGCCTTTGGTGGTGGATGCGGGGCCCGGGAGCCCCGCGGTCGATTGCGAGGCTCAGGCGGGCGTTCAGCGGTTCTGCGGGGCGGGCGAGGTCATCGGCGCCGACTGGCTTGGGCGGCGGCTCGGCGTGCGGCCCGGTTCGGGCGGGGCTCGGGCTGGTCATCCGGCACGATCTGCTCGCCGCTCCAGCGGAGTTCGGTCTCCCAGGGGGCGCCGGGCTTACCGGCACGCTCGCCGCGGGGAGCCGAAAAGGGGGCAGTCATGCGGCCACATCCAGCCCACCAAGATCCGCAGCCGGCATCGGAATACCAGTGGCAGCCGACACCAGGTGCGCAGCCAACAGCGGCGGCACAGCGTTGCCGACCTGTTCGAACTGCTTGGTCTTTGTGCCCTGCCACGGATAGTCGGCGGGGAACGACTGCAGGATCGACGCCTCCTGGACGGTGATGCGCACCGTGTCGGGCCCGGCGAACTGGCTCTCTCCACCAGAACTGCGGTCGCGGTGACCAGGCGGGGACAACCGATTGGTGGCGCACACAGTGGTGGCCGGCCGCTTCAGCACCCACTGGCCACCGGACTTGGCCGTGAGGGAGGGCGCCGGGACGGCCGCGGGATCCGCCGTCTGCCTGCTGCCGTCCGGGCGCTGGTCCCGGTCCGTTGCTCCCCAGCCCAGCGCGTCGGCCATGGTGACCCATACGGGCAGCGAGTCCCCGAACAGATCGACTTCCTGCCTGGTCTGACTGTGGGTGACGGTCGGGCCCGTGATCTTCCGCAAGCTTGAGGCGATGAGCACGGCCCGTGTGCGGGTCTGCGGGACACCGTGGTTGGCCGCGTTGACCTTGCCCGTCCACACCGACCAGCCCAGCCGCTCCAGTTCCCCGGCGTAGACCTCCCACAGTGGGAGAACGGACGGCACCTGCTCGAATGCCACCCACTCCAGCGGCTCACCCAGGTCGTGGGGCCGTTGGCAGATCAGCGCGTACAGGAACCGGGCCGGTTCGACGACGAGGACTGTCGCGATGGTGTCCTCCATGGCGGCGGCTTCGACCTTCGCGTGAGGCCACTGCTTGTCGGGCTTGCGGGCTTGGTTGGCTGCCTCCCGGATAGCGAGCGCCTCCGGGTAGATCTGGTCGCGCAGCTCCTGTCGGCAGTCCTCGCCGCGCATCATGCGGCGGATGCCGTCGGCCAGGACGCTAATGAACTTGCGGCCGACCCCGTTGCCGGCGGTGGAGAACTTCGTGCAGGGCGGGGACATGATCAGGCCCCAGGTTTTGCCGATGATGCGGGCGACGACGAATGTGGCGATGTCGATGCGGACGGTCATATGCCCGGCATTCTTCCGGGTCTTGCATGCGGCCTCGTCCCATTCCAGGCCGATGTCGGCGAGGCCCAGCATCCGCAGGCCCTCGGACCAGCCGCCCGGGCCCGCGAATCCGTCCACGATCAGCTTGCCGCTCATGCCGCGCTCCGTTCGTCGCTGGTGATCGGCACGGCGAGGACCGTGTCGTCGCTGGCCGTGACGGTCACCGGCCAGCCGTGAACCGTCGCCACGAACCCGGCCGGCCGGTCGCACGCTGCGGCCACCGCGGCGTAGGCCGCGGGGGACATCCGCCGGAGATCGGCTGCCGCGTACCGCTGCCAGCAGGCGTCACACGGAACGTGGCTGACGACTGTGCCGTCGCCAGCCAGGGCGCGGCGGGTGCCGTCCGGACGGGCAGCCTGAGCCACCCACAACGGGGTGCCGATCGGCAGGACGCTCATGCGGCGGTCCTCCGGGTGCGGCGCTCGGCGCGGCGGGCGTGGATGTCGGAGTAGGCGGTCAGGTCCCGGACCCTGGCCGTCGGAGGAGGGCGGAGTGCCTCCTCCAGGGCCCGGCGATTGGCCGCGGCTTGGGCCGGGGTGATCGGTTGACGCCACCGGACGTAGTCCCGCACCCGCCCCGTGGGCAGTTCCTCGGCGAACAGACGCTGCTGGGGATCGACGAGCTTTCGCGCCATCGCTTGGCGGGCCCGGTAGACGGTCATCCGGTGGCAGCCAAGCCGGTGGGCGATGTGTGCGTCGGTGTGCCCACCGGCGATCAGCGCGGCGATGTCGCTACGGACCTTCATGCCGCCATCTCCTGGGCTTCGACATGGCGGCGGGGGTGGGTGTCGCCGTTGCGCAGCGGCCAGCCGTCGGCGTGGCACGGCACCCCGGGGGTGACCTGGCATTCGGGACAGCAGGCCACGGCCTGCGCCCAGCTCGAGATCCGCTGCGGGTGCGGCTGCGGCATGAGGCGGCGCTTACTGGGCGTCGTGCACGGCCGGTGCGCATGGGCCCCGCAGTGCGGGCAGGGAACGGCGCGGGCAGGGTGCTGCTTGGCGCGAAGGCTGTGGCGAATGCCGTCGGGCATCGGGGCGGCAGGGATGTGGTTCATGTCTGGCTCCTGGGGTCAGTGCGGCGGCAGGCGGGGCATGGACAGGGCGGGTCGACGGTGCGGAGGTTCGCGCCGGCCTCGAGCCATTCGCGGTACTCGGCGAGAGCACGGGAGCACTCGGCCGCATCGGGCTGGGCTGGCGGGCGACTGGGTGGCCGGGTGCCAGGTGGCCACGCCCCGGGGCGCCGGCCGGGCGACGGGGCTGCGGGCGGCTGGGTGGCCCCGACCTCTCGACGGTTCTTGCCGGTGGCGATCTGCTGGCGCATGAACTCCTTGAAGTCACCCTGCTTGCGCATCGCCCGGATGTCGTCAGGGTCGAAGTCGGTCATGACGCCTCGCCCTCGGGCTCGACAATCTCGGCGTCGGGGATGTGCTCCTCGGCCTGCATGCGAGCCAAAGCAAGCCGGGACGCCTCGCGGCGGCGCTCTTCCTCGCGGGCCCGCTGCGCCGGATCCGTCGCCGGCCGCCCGGATGCCGCGGCGAGACGGGCCGAGTGCGGAGTAGCCCTCGGCTTGCCCATCGGCTGCTTACGGCTACCGCCCGGCGTCTTGCACGGCCGGCCGATCGCCGCCTGGCACTGCGGACACTCGACGCCCAACGGGCCAGCCCGGCGCACCGCGTCGGCGAGCGCCTCCTCGTCCGAGTCGGGAACGTCGCGGCCGACCGTGTAGCCGCGGGCCTCCAGCCCCCTCGCGAACTCCGGGTGCGGGCCACCCTCAAGCGCCAGCCGGCCAGCAGCCGGAGCAACGCGGCCGGAGGCTATGGCCTGCACCTGGCCGCGGTACCGGGCCAGGTACTCGGCAGTCGACTCATCGCCGATCGGCTCGTACTGGAAGTTCTCTAACCGCTGCGACCGGATCTTGGAGCGAAGCGTGCGGACGTGGTGCGGCAGGATCCACAGCTTGCCGTCAGGATCCTTCGGGGCGGTCGTGTAGTAGCTGGCGACGGCCGCCTTGGCGTCGGCATCCAGCGGCACGTCGTGGAGCGCGGCGGCCCAAGCCACCGCTGCTCCCTGGCTCGGCTTGCGGTTGTCGAACGCTGCGCAGTGGCCCAGCAGTTCGGCAGCTTCTCGTGGATTCATGCAGAGTCCTCGGTCGCGGTGTCGTAGTCGGCTAGGGAGGCAGCGACGGCGCCCCAGCCGGCGAGGTTGGTGTCGGTGCCTGGCAGCGGCTGGCCGGAGGCGAGGGCGATGACGTTGCTGGGGTTCTGGGTCTGACGAAGTTCGGAGAAGGCGAACTGGAGGGTGCCGGCGCTCACGGGCTTCGACAGGAAGCCGAGGCGTTCAAGGGCCTGCCACAACTCGCTGGAGGTGGTGCCGTTGGCAAGGGTTTCGGCGATGACCTTGCGGACCTGGCGCTTGTTGTAGGCGTTGCCGCGGGCGTACCGCTCAAGGAAGGCGTCGGTCATCCGGTCTTCGATGGCCCTCTCGCCCGTCTGCGAGACGGTGGGGCTGGCGGACGACTGCCGGGGGGTAGGGGGGGTTCCCTTCCCTTCCCTTCCCTGTTCCCTTCCCTTCCCTTCCGTCAGTGAATGGTTCAGTGAAGAAATCTCACCGTCCGTATCCATGAAGGGCTCAGGATTCACGTTTGCGTGAGGTTCATTCACTGAATCATTCACTGAACGATTCAGTGAATCGTTCAGTGAATCCTCAATGCCTGCCAGTCCCGCGGGCGGAATGAACTCCTCCCCGTCGTGGCAGTCCTGCCTGCTCCTTGCACACACCTGGTGCACGGCACGCACGTTGGACGGGTGATCAGTGCCCCCAGCGGCCACCGGGCGGATGTGGTCGACCCAGAGGTTGTGGTCGTCGTTGGCGACCAGTCGGCGCGGGATCTCGCCGCCGCACAACTGGCACATCCATCCGTCGCGACGGGCGTACATCTCCCGCACCTGCCACGCTCCTGTGGACGGCGGCGGCAGCTTGCTCTTCTGAGGCCGGTTGATCCGTTGGTGCTTACGGAAGTTGACGACCACTGCCATCTGCTGCCGCGCCGACCCTCCGATGAACGGGAAGACGAGACCCGTATCCGTGAGGCACTGCATCAGCTTGCCGACGTCGCCGATCGTGAGGTCGTCGTCGTACATGAACGCTTGCGCCTTGATGTAGGCCGGCGTCCACCGGAGGATCCCCTCGTCGTCCGCCATGTTGAACGTCGCAATGAACAGCAGCCGAGCGTCGCGCGGCACAACGCCGAGGAGCTCGTCTTCCCAGAACTCCGGCTTCACAGTGCGGATGCGGGGCATCAGTTCACGCCCCCGCCATCGGCTGGGCGGCGATCTCGAAGACCGACAGGTTGCGGGTAATGGCAGTAGAAAGATCGGTGTCCTCGTATGCGCCGGCAGCCGCAGCGGCGGCCCACAAATCGTGGACTCGGAATCCGCCGTCACCTTGGATTCGATCGATCGACCGATTGACCGCTTCGCGCTCCTCCACGCTCGGCCAGCGGTGGCTAGTCGCAGCAGACGATGCAGCCCAGAAGTCGACGGCGCGCTGCCGTGCCCACTTCACGTTGGCCGACTCAAGGTGATCGACGTCGAGCCCGAGGTACAGATGCGGGGTCAGGTGGGATCCGGCAAATGCTGCAGCGAGATGGATCTGCTCGGTGCTCGCACCGGACCTCGCAAGCGCGGAACAGGACTCGGTGAAGGCCTTGAACTCGTCCGTCGACGGCCTCGCCCCGCTACTGGCTGCCCACGCCGACTCCCAGATGTTGAGGGTTCCCATGTGGCGGGCTTCCGCCGCGATGTCGGCGAGGCCTTCCGGAATACTCGAGTACCCGATCCAGGCAGCGTGCTTTGCCGCCCTGATGATCTCGTCGGCGCCGATGCTGTCTTTGACTGCCTCGACGACGCCCGCTCGCAGTTCTGCTTCCTGCGCATCCGTAAGGGCTTCGCAGGTTTCGTAGCGCCACACCTCGAGGGCAGCCGCCGCCAGGGCCTCAGGAAGCGGAGACAGCTCAGGCTGGGGTGCGTCGGGAGCGACGATGCGCCGGGCTTCAGCCTGCAACGCGGTGACCTTGTTCCAGGCAATGCCGCAGCAGTAGCGGAAGGTATTCTCCGGCTTGACCTTCTCGTTGGTCATGCCGATGTCGACGATGTCTCCCCACATCCAGGTGGGGACACCGGCGACGCGGAACCGGTCCATGGCCGGCTTCCAGTCGTTCGGGAGCGGCACCTCCTTGGCCTCACCCTTGCCGACATGCCAGCGGTTCCATTCGGCGAGGAAGGCGTCGCGGTATTCAAGCTTGGGGGTTTCCTGCTTGCGCAGGTTGTCGGCTGCCTGCTTCATGGCGTCGGCCCAGCGGAGGGCGTCCTGGCTGACGTTGTCGACGTGGTGTGCGTCGGGGCTCGCCGAGCTTTTGCCGCTGTTGCAGTCCTGGCATGCGGTGACGAGGTTGTCGGGGGTGTCGGTGCCGCCGAGCGCGACGGGGGTGACGTGGTCGATGCGCAGCGGCACGTCGGGGGCGGTGGCGCCGCAGTAGCGGCAGGTGTGCTGGTCCCTGCGGAGGATCTCGTAGCGGAGTCGCTTGGAGACGGCCATTGGTGGGTTCCTTCGGACGGTGCGGTTGATGGCGGGCGCGTGGAACCAGGCCCTCAGGGCGGTCGCTTGTCGCGGCCCTGGCGCATCGGAGGCTCGTGTACATAATAGCGCTCACCGCGCTCATGTACATCACGTCTGTGAGGTACACTGCCGACATGACCGCGCTGAAGAAGGAGCACCAGGAGAAGATCGCGGACGTGCGCAACGCGCTCGCCGATGCGATCGAACGAGCCCGCTACTACGACGAGACGACTGTGATGACGTCCCGCGGAAAGCGTGTGGCCGTCCTGGTCGGCATGGACTTCTACGAGCGCGCCTTGGAAGCCCTCGGCGAGGAACGCGTCCTCGTCCCCAAGTTGCCTGCCTCCGACTGACCTCATCCCTCTCCCCTCCCTTCCTCGCCCCGTGGTTTCCGTGGGGCGTTGTTGTGTGCGGCTACAGGTAGGTGCCGGTGAGTGGCGCGTCGTGGGTGGTGCGGGGCGCTGGGGCAGTGGGCTGGGGCGCAGGCACGGATGGGGCTGCGGGTGGAGGGCCTGGGGGAGGTCCGTAGTGGTCGCCGAACACATCGATCCCGTCTGGGCCGGCCAGTAGGGCCGCGGCCGCTATGCCCTCGACCAGGTCCTGCGTCGTCCGTGTCACGACGTCACGCTGTCTGCCCTTGCGCGGCGTCCTGTCGGAGAACAGCAGGGCGTCACCGCGTGCGCCCAGGGAGGCGCCACCACGGCGGGACGTGCCGATCAGCCACGCCTCGCTCACTTCACCGCGTGCGGCCCGGTACTCGAGGTCGCGGATCATCAGCGGCACCGCGAGCTGGAGGAATTCCCGTAGCTGCTCGATCGGATTGTCTGGCTCGGGCTGGCGCATCAGGCCACCGCCAGTTCCTGCTTGTGCTGCCGTCGCGCCGCACCACGGGCACGCTCGCAGGCCCGGCAGCGGCGGGACTTCCGGCCGTCCTTGCCTCGCCGGGTGTAGCGGGTGTTCTCCGGCGTGTACTCGTGGTCTTGCGGGCAGTGGGTGGACACGCCGGCCCGGGATGCGACGCGTCGGTCTGTGCCCTTGGTGGGTGGGGCGGTCTCGGGCGAGAACCATAGGTCGCGGAAAGTGCCACGGCCGAGTCGGATGCGGGCGGTGAGCGTGCCGTACTTCAGGCCGAGACTCTCGGCGGCCCGCTGGTAGTCTTCTTGGGCCGCAAGGGCCACTACGGCTTCTCGCTGGTGCTCCGGGAGGGTGGCAAGCACCTGGTGGACGGCGATGCGTTCGGTTAGCTGCTCGTCGGCCGGGGGAAGGGATACCGGTCGCCAGTAGATGGCGAACCGGGGGGCGGTGGCCACTGCGTACCTCTGCCTGTTCCCGTAACATTTGTCTTCGTCAATGAGTTGAGGCTGCCAGTAGGCAGCGAAGCGGCGATCACAGTCATCCCGCTCAACGTAGTCACGGGGAATTCCGTAGAGATGCCGCTGCTCACGGATCTCCGTGTAGATCGCCTGCCATCCCACGCGGGTCAGCTCGTTCCAGCCGGGCGGGGTTTCGGCGGTGCAGAGGTGCTCGGCGATCGCTGACCATGCCGTGTCGTAGCGGGTGATCATGTCGGATGACAGGGACCGGTCGGCGGCGCATGCGGTGCGGGCCAGGGCGTGCAGGTCCCGGAGTGTGTAGCCGTGTGCGACGTGGTCGGGTGCGCTGGTGTCCGGGGTGGGGGTGGGCTCGTGCTCGATGGGCTTGAGGGCGAACTGCCCGACGTGTGCGTGGTGCTGGACGATGCTTCCCGTGAGCGCCGCGAAGTCGAGCTGGATGTCGACCTGTCCGCCGAGGAGTCCGCGGGCGTGCCGGTGGATAGTGGCGGCAAGGTCGGTGGGACTGTCACCAGTGACAGTGCGGCGGGTGGATGGGTGGCCGGTTGGGGTGATGGTGAGCTGGTAGTCCATAGAGGTCTCCGGTTGTTCTGGGGGTGCCCGAGACGGGAGTCGAACCCGCAGCTGAGCGGTGTTTAAGACCGCGGCGTCTTCCAGTTGCGCCACTCGGGCCTGGTGCCCCGCGGCTCTGGCTGCGGGGCGTTGTTGCGTCTAGGCGGCGTTCGGCCGGTGGCGGGTCTTGTCGATGGCGGCTCGTTCGCGGGGTGTTTTGCCTCCGCGGATTGCGCTCCTCATCTGGGGTGGCAGACCCAGCTCTTTGGTGAGGGCGTCCTCTAGGCAGGTCGTCTCGACGGGGCATCTGGCGCAGGTGGCTTTGGGCTCCCGAACCGTGGCCGAGTTGCAGACGTCGGGGGCGAAGAGGTCCGGGTCGATCTGGGCGCAGAGGGCCTGGTCGCGCCAGTCGCGGCGGCTCATGCGGCGACCTCCAGGTTGCTGACGCTGGCCATGGCCGGCTTGGTGAAGCGGTCCTTGCGCATGTCGCGGAGGAGGTCGTGCACGTAGTCGCGGGACATGCCGAGCCGGTTGGCGATCTCGTGCTCGGGGATGTTGAAGGAGGCGAGGTGCTCGATCTCGGCGCGGCGAAGGGCTGCTAGTTCCCGCCGGTTGTCGAGGTCTACGACGTTCTGGTCTGTCTCGGGTGTCGCGGCGGGGTCGTCGATGTTGTCGTCCCAGGCGGCCACGGACTTCCAGCCGAGCCGGGCTGCTCGCGCTTTGGCTTTGCCGTCGGTGCCGGGGATTGCACTGAGGCGCTTGTAGGCGGCAGCCATGCCTTCAGCGACGGCTACGCGAACAGTTGGCGGTTGCTTGTCGAGGAGTCGCCCGAGGTGGTTGACGGCCATGGGGACGCTGGCTGCGATCTTGTAGTAGGAGTGACCGATTGTGTGCAGGGCTTGAGCTCGACGGATCGTTCCGGTGCTGTCAGTCACGGCGTGGAAGGGGGTTCCGGTGGGCCCGGCCGAGGCGAGGATGCGGGCGGCCACCTTGGGCGCGACGGTGGGCTGCCCGGCGAGGATCTTGCTGATGTCGCCGCTGCTTCCGCCGACGACGGTGATGATCTGGGTGTGGCTGTAGCCCTGGTTGCTCCACTGCTCGAGGCGCTGGCGCACGGGTGTGGCGTCCACACGGATGGGGCGGTGGATGGTGGCTACTCGGTATTGCTTGCAGTAGCGCTTGTTGGCGTCGATGCATTCGGGGCGGCGGCATCCGCGGAGGTAGCAGGCGCGTTCTCCGTGCTGAGGCGGGGTGCGGGTCACGGTCGGGGCTCCTTCCGGGTGTTGCGGCGGCGTCGGGCGGGGTGGCGCCAGATGCGTTCGAGGGCGGCAAGTTCGGGGGCGAGTCGGTTGCGGCGGCGGTTGGCGAGGTGGGTGAAGGCGGCGGCGATGAGGAGCGGGGCGACGATGAGGAGGGCCGCGGCGGCGAGGGCGGCAATGTGCGCCAGGTCGGCGCTCACGCGGCGGCCTCCTTGGGCCGGGCGGCGCGGGTCTCAGCTATGACCAGGCCCTTCACCGACAACCGCCAGACAGAGATGCGATGGCCGTGGGTGGGGCCGCTGGTGGACGGCACCATCTGCCCGGTGTGCTCGATCACGCCAGCGGTGCGCAGCGAGTTGATGGCGGCACCGAGGTAGCCGTGCGACAGCTCGGGCAGCACATCGCGGAGCTGATTGCAGTCGAATGTGTCGTTCGCCAGGCCGAAGTGCCAGACAGCCTGCTCGACGATGAAGCGGTCCCAGTCGCCGGTGCGGGCGACGATGTCGTCGAGCCGGATGTCCTTGTCGGCGGCGGCCAGGCGCTCGGCCGGGGTGAGAGAGCGAGGCATTGAGGTTCTCCGATCGAGGGGGATCCTGGAGGGGTGGGCTGGCCCGCATTGCCCGCGGGCCGGCCCGGGGTGCCCTACTGGGCGGTGCCGTGCTGCTCGAGTTCGGCGTCCGTCATCAGGTCGTGCGGGATCTGACCGATGCGGAGAACCTCGCGGAGGTCGGCGGCGGTCTTGCGGTAGGTGGTGGCACGTTCGAACTGCTGCAGCTGCGTCGGGGTGGGCTCATCGATGAACAGGTCGTCGCCCCCGAAGTCGGGCGCCGACTTGGCCATCTGCTCCCACCGGTCAGCGAGGCTGGTGAGGGTGGTGCGCAGGTCGGCTTCGGCCTTGTGCATGGTCTTGGCGGTCATGGTGGTTGCCTTCCAAGGTGTGGTGTGCTGGGGTTCTGAGCCGGCCGCATTGCCCGCGGCCGGCTCAGGCGCGTGCGGGCTAGGCTGTGGTCTCGACCACTTCGGCGGGGTAGGCGCCGTCCTCGTCGGGCCCGGCTTCCTCGGCCTTCTTGCGGTCGGAGATGGCCTTGAGTCCGGCGATCAGGTCGTTGTTGAGGTGGCCTGCGGCGTGGGCTTGGCGGTACACGTCGCCGACGTCGTCCGATGTGAGGGCGCCCTCGGCGAGCGCCAGGTAGTCGGGGCGCCCCGCCTCCAGTGCGGGGGCTGCTGCCTGAGTGCCCGGGTTGAGGGCCATGGCGCTCGTCATCGGACCGGCGAGGGCCTGCCGCGGGGTGACGCCACGGAGTTCGACTACGACGACGGGGAACTTCTTCGTCTCACCGTTCGACACACGCTGCCGTGGCTCGATGCGAAGGTTGACGGGGACGAACCCTTGGCCGTTGGTTCCGGCGAGGACCATGTCGACCATGCCGCCCCACTCCTGCGCGGCGTAGAAGCTGTGGGTCTCGGCCCGCCACATGCCCATACCGGAAAGGTCGGGGAGCATCACGTTCATGCGGGACGTGGTGGAGCAGACGGTGCCCTTCTTCTGCTGGTGCCAGTCCTCACCGAACTGCCGGGCGCACAGGCAGGGCTGGCGGGACAGGAGCTCGGTCTGACCGTCGCACCGGCGCTGGCAGCCGCCCTTGGACCACATCTCGTTGTACTGGTTCAGCGGGTCGCCGGGCGTGATCAGCGCCTCGATCGACGAAGCCTTTGTGATGACACGCCACTGCGTGATGGTCGAGTTGAGCGGCTGCCACTGCTCAGGGGCGCCGCCCCACAGTTCGGCTGCCTTGCTCACGTGTTCTTCGCTGTGTGAGGTGACGACCCAGGTAGCTGACCGCATGGGCCGGTTGCCTTGGGTGTAGCCGGTGCGGAGGCGTCCGTGCTCGGCAGCGCGGCGCTGGATGTTGAGGAGTCGGGAGCCCATCGGTCAGGCCACCTTTCGGAAGTTGCGCCACCGTGCCGGGACGGGCTGGTCGGGGGCGAGGAGTGCCGGGTAGGAGGAGGGGGCGGCGTGGTGCCAGAGCGCGTTGACGAGGGCGCCGCGGAACGCCTTGTGGGCGTCGCGGTCGGCGGGCATCTCGACGAGGGCGTGGGACTTGGCCCGAAGGTTGAGCACGCCGGTTCGCTGTATGGCCGGCATTGGCTGCTCGGTGTCGTCCGGCAGGAGGACCGTCTCGCAGTAGCGGAGCGCGGCCAGTTGCTGTGTGTTCTCCGGGTAGACGGACTTGGCGGAGCGGGTAGCCGACGTCTTGTAGTCGATCAGCCACAGTTCGAGGGCCCGGTTCTTGCCGGTCGGCAGCCATGTGAGGAGGTCTGCGGTTCCGGCGTATCCGAGGCGCCGGTGCAGGCACGTGATTTCGGTGGCTTCGACGTGCTTGGCCGTGTCGACTCCCCAGTAGGAAAGCCACAGGTCGAACTGGGCGAGGTAGGGGGCGACTTCTGGATCGTTGGCGACGGGGGCGCTGAGGAGTCGCAGCTCGCATGCTTTGTGGATGCGGTCGCCGAGGTCGGCCGCAGTTTCGCGGGCGTCGCGGTGGACCTTCTTGATCTGCCTGGTGAGGTCGTCCCGGCCGGTGATGGCGCGGCGGGCGACCTCCATGCGGTGGTCGAGGATCCACTCGACGGTGAGCTTCACCGCCCAGGGCATGAGAGCCGGCTTGTTGACGGAAGTGGCGAGGACGTTGGTGACGGAGACGAGGTCGGGGCCGCCGGCCGGATCGGTGTAGTAACGGCCGTGGTCGGTGTCGTTTGCGTGGCGTGGGTTGGTCACAAGGCACCGCCCAGGGGCACGGGCCGTGCGCAGGGCTCGCACAGGTCGTCGTCGGTAAACGGGCCGTCTTCGTCACCGCACCGGGTGCAGCGGATTGGCTGCTGTTCGGTGAGGTCTTCGTCGCACTTGGCGCAGCGGGAGTGGGCGCCGGTGATCGCGCCCATTTCGTCGTGCAGGTGGACGAGAAGGACGTCGCCGCCGCAGCCGGCGTGTCCGATGTCCTCGGCGCGGTAGGTGCGCTCCAGGCCACCGCCCCAGTCCTCGGTGTTGATGAGGGTCCAGTTGATGTCGTCGGGGATGTTCGGCATGGGCGTGGTCTCCTTGGTGGTGTTCACACCGCCGCCTCAGTGGCTCGGCCCACGGGGAACTGATCCCAGGTGCGGCCGTCGAGCTGGCGGCCGGCGTTCTTCTTGCCGACTCGCCGCATTTCCCAGCGGTGGCCGAGGTCGTCGATCGGGTCGCCGACGAACACGCATCCCTTGTCGCGAGCGCCGATGGCCATGTAGCCGGTGGGCTGGTAGGCGCCCCACTGCTTGAAGAGGAACGGCACCTCGGCGGCGGCGCACTGGTCGCGGAGGGAGCGGGCCCAGTCTGGGCTCATAGGGCGGGCTCCGGGTCCGGACTCGCCTCCGGCGATGACCCAGCCGATCGGCTGCTCGTTCGGGCGGCCGTTGCCGGTGTGGCTGCCGCTCCACATGCCTTCGGCGCCGCAGTTCGGGCAGTGCCGCTGGAGTGGGCCGGAGAAGTAGCGTCGGCATGACGGTTCTTGGCAGCGCCAGCTGGCCGTGCCCTCGGGCATCCAGGCGGACAGGTCGACCGGCCCGAGCAGTGGCTCGCAGGACAGGAACCGCACCGCGGCCGGGGTGTCGACCAGGGCGGGGATGCGGAGGTTGGCACGCTTCTGGTCCTCGACGCTCACCCCGAGCCACACGTTGCGGAGCGGCTTGGCGAAGTCGCTCCACCACTGAGAGGTCTTCTGCTCTCGCTCGTAGCGCGCCAACGGCGTCGCATCGTCGGCGACGAGGGCTGCCTGCTCCTTCTCGCACAGCAGGCGGAAGGAGCTGCTGCCGACCAGCGACCGCATCCGAGCATGGCGCTTGGTCAGGATCTGATAGGTGTGCTGCGGCGTGAGCGCCATGACCGCCCACACGCGGGCGATGTAGTCGTCGGGGATGTCCTTGTGGAACAGGTCGGACATCGAGTTGACGAAGACCTTGCGTGCCTTGCGCCACCTCAGGGGGATCGTCATCCGCTCCGGTCGGAGCGTGATGTCGAAGCCGTTCTCGAAGTAGTGCCCGAGGGTGCCGCGCCAGCGCTCGGCGAAGGTCTCCGCATAGCAGTTGTCGCAGCCGGGCGAGACCTTCTCGCAGCCGGTGACGACGTTCCAGGTGGCATCGGTCCATTCGATGCCGGTGGTATTAGCCACTGTGTGTTCTCCTTGGTTGGTGGCAACCCCGCCCGATTTGGGCGGGCGGGGTTGCCATGCAAGGGCTTAAGCGGCGGCCTTGCGCTGCGCGGCCATGTACTGCTCGTCGGTGTAGCCGTCGTGCTCGTGAGCGAGATCCAGGACCGCCTGCTTCTGCACCCGGGGCCGGTCGGTGATCCAGTCGACGAGCGGACCGGCGGCGTTAGCAAAGGCCGTTGCCGCTTCGGGGCTGCGGAAGCTAATGGGGATGCGCTTACCGCTGGGGGCGTGGGTGACGCTCCACCAGTCCTTCTCGACGGCGAGGGGGCCGAGAAGCAGTGGGAAGACGACCAGGCCGGCCGTCTCGGTGAGCTGGGCGTGGATGGTCTGCCGAACGCGCATGGTGCCGCCGTCGTCCAGCGGGAGATTGATCACGGCTGCGACGGGGATGCCTTCTGTTTCGGGCATGGCTGTCCCTTCGAATGGCGTGCGGTGGGGTGTTTCAGGCGGCGGAGGGGCCGCGCTGCTGCAGCGGGATGACGCGGGCGATCGGCTGTGTGCGGGCGGCGAGTTCGCGGCGGAGGCGCTCGTTGTCGGCGGCCCGCTCCTGGTTCTGGCGGTCGACGCAGGCGTTGACGCGTCCGACCTCGGTGGCCCAGTTGATTGCCTGCTCAAGCTTGGCCAGCAGGCGCTCGCGTTCAGCGGCGAGATGGTCGATCGTCTCCATCGCGGCCACCTGTCGTTCGAGGGCGACTGCGGCTTCCTGGCGGAGTTGGGTGTTGGCGTCCCGCACGTCGGTGATCTCGCTGTCGAGGCTGCGGAGTTCCCGCTCGATCCGGGCGGTCTCCCCACGGGATTCAGCAAGCTGTCGACGGAGGCGGAGAATGATCCGGATGGTCACTGGTCCTCCTTCCTGTTGCCTCGCTGGGAGGCGACGATCATTGCGGCGGCGATGGCGCCGAGGACGGCGGCGATCCACTCGGGGGCGGTCACGACGTGACCTCCCCGTCATTGGGCTCGCCGACCGGCTCCGTGGCGCTCTTGGCGTCGAGCCGCTGGCAGTACGCCTCGTAGGACTCGGTGAGTCCGTCGGCGAGCGAGCGCGCGAAGTCGGGGTCGATGGCCCGCGGGGTGGCGGTCATGCCGCCGCCGCCAGAGCCATCGCCGGGGCGTCCTGCCGGTGGTGCAGGGTGAGGACGATGGCGATCCCGTCGATCGTGGTGTGGGTGCTGGACACCCACCCGCCGAACTCGACCCGGCGGGTGTGCACCCCCGCGGGCGCGATGTCCAGCGCCCGCAGCCACGCGTCGAACGCGTCCGGCTCGCCGTGGAACGACAGGTCGATGGTCACCAGCGCCGACAGGTTGATGTGGCCCCGTACATGAACCTCGGCCGCCGGCAGGTCCGTTGCGGCCTCGGCAACCTGCGACAGGAGGCTGTACGCGCGGCTTTGGTCGCGGGCCGTCAGGAGGGTGCTGGTCACGAGATGCCTCCGAAAACGTCGGCCGGAGTTGGCCGGATCGGGCGGGTGAACGTCGGCCGGGCCGGCATTTGGTGCAGGGGCCCGTGCCAGTCGTGCAAGTCCTGGAGCGGCACCGCGGTGAGAGTCGAGATGGTGGGCAGGAAGTGGCCGCGCAGGTCCCGGCGCCACGACCGCATCAGCGGCTGCCCGGTGGTGTCGCGTTGGCCGGTCCACTCCCACGGGATGCCTGTCGCATCCATCTGCTGGTGCCGCAGGTCGATGACGGTGCCGTCGGCGAGGGCTGCGTACCCGCCGGCCGCCGGGGCGGCGGTCAGGTCGTCGATGATGGTCACGACGCCTCACCGCCCTCGATCACGTCGATGTGAGTGAGGCAGATGCCGCCGGCGTAGCCGTCGACGGAGACGACAGGCTCACCGTGGCCGAGGATCCACGCCGAGGTCCGGGTCGTGGTCTCCAGCCGCGTGCACGGGTCGGTTTCCCCGTAGGTGCGGCCTTCGTCGACCCTCTTCTGGTGGGCGACTGCGACCGGATGTTCCGGGCGGATGCCGGGGTACGCCATCACACGCGTGCCGACCGGGTGGCGGGTGTTCCAGGCGTCAGCCTCGCGCTGGCCCTTCTTCTTCTCCGCTTCGAGCCTTGCTCGGTAGCCGCTCACGCTGCCACCGCCTTCCGGGCGGCGTCGTACAGGTCGATGCCGCGACGGATCGCGTGGCAGCAGTGCAGGAAGCCCGGCGTGTAGTCGCTGAAGTCCCACTCCCAGGTCTCGCCGAACGTCCAGCCCTCGTAGCGGAAGTCGTCCAGCTCCTTGCGGGCGCCAGCCTCGTGGCTGATGTCGCCCCACTCGAAGATGTCGCGAGTTACCTCGGCGCCGATGCCGCGCGGGGCATCGCCCTCACGGATTGCCCGGACGACATGCTCCTTGACCTGGCGCTCGAACAGCTCGTCGCTGAACGCCTCGACCTCGTCGCGTCCGGCGCGGACCTTCTCCTGCCAGTAGCTAGGGTTGATCTCGCCGCTGAACGACGTGTTGCGGAACAGGTCGAACATGTCGGGGGTGGCGTCGATGTCGAAGTGGAACGTCCAGCCCGCCTTGACGACGAGGTTGTACGGCCACGTGATCAGCTCGAAGGCGTGGAAGCCGCCGCGCTCCGCGCTGGCGAATCGCAGGTGCCGGTACAGGCCGTCGCCGTGCAGGACGATCATCTGGTGCTGGGCGGTGTCGCGGGCGAAGCGGGCCGCGATCTCCGGGTAGTCGTCAGCCACGGCCAGCCTCCTCGTCGACGTCCAGGGCGTCCTGGCAGTTGGGGCACAGGCCGGTGATGCGGTACTCCGCCTCGTACTGCGCGGCCTCGGCCTGGGAGCGGAACAGCCGGGTGTCGGCGATCTCCGCGAGGGGCCGACCGCAGCCGATCGGCGGCATCAGGCAGCGACCCTCACGCGCCGCCGTGGCGGGCAGGTCACCACCCGACAGGGCGGTCAAAACGTCTTGGGTGGAAGTGCTGTTCACCTTCGGGTGCGCAATGCCGGGGAGCGGGAAGCTCGTGTCGAGGTCGGCGTCCAGCCAGTGCCGCTGCTCAGCCAGCCGGCCATCCGTCAGCGGCATCCGCTGCTGGAGACGGTCCAGTTCGTAGGCCGTGCGGAGCTTGATCTCCCGCTCCACCTGGGCGGCATGCATGTCCAGGTCGGAGATGCGGCGGAGAGCCGGGGTGGAAGAGTTGGGTACCGATGCGGATGCGAAGATGGCGTTCATGACGCCTGCCCTTCTTTGATGTGTGTGGGTGGTGCGTCTAGGCCCCGCTGCCGGTGTGTGAGAGCCCGGCGGTTGGGGCCGTTTGCCGCTAAGCGGCGGGTAGCTCAGCCCGCGAGGGCGAGCTCGCAGGGGGTGTCGGTGGAGCTCTTCCGCGGCCGGCGAGCCGCGGACCGCTTGGGCCGTCGGGCCTCGGGGGGTCGGGAATCCTGCGACGGCTGCTGGGCCTGCAGTTCCAGGTCCCTGATGTAGGCGTCTACGGATTCGATCCGGGCGCAGACGTGCTTGCCGAGGAAGAAGGTCTCAGGACCCTTTCCAGCCATGCGCCACTTGCGGTAGGTGCCGGGCGTGATGCCCAGGCGTGAAGCGATACCCGGCCCGTTGGGGCTGTCGTCGATGAAGACGAAGCCGTCCGGGGGTGTCTTGCTGGCCACATGCTCTCCTTAGTCCGGTGGGGCGGTGTTGGGATCCGTGTTGTTCGGATCTGGAGACGCCGGGGGCGCGAAAAGCACCAGTACGGCAACGCCGAGGGACTCCGCGATGTTGTGGGCCGTGCCCGCGTCACAGTCAGCGCGACGTCCGCTGACCAGGTGCCCTATGAGTGAGTGGTGGCTCAGGCCGATGGCATCTGCCAGCGATCTGACGGTGTATGGAGTGCCGCGCCCGGGGTGCTGCATGAGGTACTGCAGGACACCTCTGTCGCGGAGCCGGTAGCGCACTCTCAACGGATCTCCAGTGGAACGGATCGGTTCTCGATGAGAACAGATAAGCACAGCAGGAGCCGCTTCGTCTACCGATCCGAACGGCCAAATTAGAAGTTTCCGCGCAGTAGCTTGAGCGCTAACCTCGATTCGTAGACGATTCGTCTGCGGCGGGGAATGGTTGTACCGGCTGACCTGCGTTTTGTAGAGTCAGCGCGGCCTAGAGACGAGACGACCGTGGATGAAACGCGAAGGGACGATGACATGGAGGCGGCTGCTGCCGACCGTCAGCACCACCCCGAGGGGTCAGCAGTGCCCGACTCCCTTGCCGAGCAGCTGGACCGCGATGAGCTGAGCCGCCTGGTGCGCGAGGCCAACGACGCCGGCGCCTCCTATCAGCAGCTCGCGGATCGAGCGGTCGACCCCGAGACGGGCGAGCAGCTCTCGAAGCCGTACATGCAGAAGCTGGCCACCAATGCCGTCACGACGGCCCCGAACGCCGCCCGGCTGCGAGCTATCGCCGCCGCGCTACGGCAGCCGCTGACCGTGGTGCAGCGGGCCGCGGCGCGACAGTTCCTCGACTACAAGGCGACCGAGCTATCCGGCTACGACGATGACGTGCGTGTGATCGTCGCCCACCTGGCAGGCATGACACCCACCGCCAAGCGCCGGTGGCGAGCCATGATCGAGGCCGTGGAGAACGTCGACGAAGAGTGACGGTGACGGCCGAACGAAGCTACGCAAATCGGAACGACTTGTGGATTCTGGTTGTGCGTTCAAATTTCGGAGGGTAGCTTTCCGGATTCAACCCGTCACATCAGGGGACTCCCCCACACCCCTGTTCCCACGGCCTGGGGGTGCAGGATGCTCGACGTCCAGTACGTGTACGACAAGGCGCGAACCTTCGACGAGCCCGTAGCCGTCCGCGAAACACGAGGTACCGTCCGCTTCGAGCTCTACCGCGGCTTCTTCCTCCCCGAGGGAGTCGCCGCGCTGAACATCGCCACGGCCCAAGTCCTCGCCGGAGGACAGTGGTTCCAGCTGTGGAGAGGTGAGATCGTGTCCATGCGCTCACCTCTGCTCAAGGAGCCCTATGGCCGGATACATCGAGGATCGCTGGTGGACCAAGAAGCCCGATCCCAAGACTGGTAAGAAGCGCAAGACCGCCCGGTATGGCCAGGGCAAGCGATGGCGGGTCGCCGGCATCCCCGGCGTCCGCGACCGCTCCTTCGAAAACAAGACCGGCCCCGACGGCGCAGACGCCTGGCTCGCAGACGCCCAGAGCAAGAGCCGCGCAGGGGAGTTCATCGACCCCCGCAGCGGCAACCTGACGCTCACCGAGTACATCGAAGACGAGTGGTGGCCGTCAGTTACGGGCGATGTGTCTACGCTTCAAACCGTCAAGGGCCGCGTGTGGAACCACATCATCCCACTCATGGGACACCAGACGCTCAACGCGATCAAGGTCGCACAGCTGCGCGCCTTCGTGAAAGAGCTCAACAAGCAGACTGGCCCAGGGACTGCACTCGCGGCCTGGGGCTATCTGTCGTCCATTCTGCAGATGGCTGTTGAGGACGAGCGGATCCCACGAAATTACGCAACCTATCGATCTGTCAGGGCCGGGTTGCCAAAGCGCCCGGAGCGCAAGGCGCGGGCCTGGCAACGTGATCGAGTTCGGGCCGTTCAAAAGGCCATGGACTCGCGGTTCCAGGTGATGGTCGATCTGGGCGTGGGTGTCGGGCTACGGCAAGGGGAAGTCTTCGGGCTGTCCGTTGAGGACATCGATGAGGGGGCCGGCGTTATCCATGTCCGCCGGCAGATCCGCAAGATCGGCGGCAGGCTCGTATTTGCACCTCCCAAAGGGGGCAAGACGCGCGATGTGCCACTGCCGGGTCAAGTGGCGAGCAGGCTGCGCAGCCACCTCGAGGCATTCCCGGCTTCTGGCGTGACCCTGCCCTGGATGAACCCGGAGACGCCGACCTCGGAGAAGGAGCGCAAGGACTGGGCGCCCCAGACGCATGTCTTGGTCGTTACCGCAGTACGGGGTGGTCCGCTCCGCAGGGACAGCTGGAATCTGCGCCAGTGGAAGCCTGCCCTTGCCGCGGCCGGCGTCATCACGGAACCTGAGATGCTCCAGCAGGTCTCCAGCGACGGTAAGAGAGAGTGCACCGTGCTGAAGTACGAGGAGAGCAGGGAGCACGGGTTCCACGCCCTGAGGCATACCTTCGCGTCGGTGCACCTGGACGCTCGGGAGAACCCGGTGGCAGTCTCGAAGTGGCTGGGCCACGCGGACCCGAGTATCACGCTCCGGATTTACGCGCACATGATGCCCGAGGCGGATGGCCGCGGGCGGGCAGCGATGGACGCCTGGTTCGAGGCCACCCCAGACTTATTCTCCCCAGATTCTCCCCAGGGTGTCGAAGCGGAATGA